AGAACTTGGTGTCTACCCATGCACTTGCGGTTATGACTCACCAGACATTGACCTAACACAGCACCACATCGCTCTTATCAAAGGAGAGAACAAGTGAGTATTCACGACCGCATGAAGCCGAGAAGCAATCGTGAAAAAGACTTGCTCAAGTATGGGCGCAGGCAAGGCAGGGAACAGGTCATTGAGGTTGCTAGGCAATGGCTTGAGTATGACGGAGACAACGCAAGTTTGATTCAGTTTCTCAGCGACAAGTCTTGGTATGTAGAAGGTCAATGGACACCGCTCTTTGACCGCCTCAAGGACTTCATCAAAGGAGAGAACAAGTGAGTCACACTCATGTGACTTATTCATCGGGGGTAAACACCGAGCAGTATTGGTGGTGTTGGTGTGGCAAGCGTTACACCAATCCACTATTTATCAAAGGAGAGAACAAGTGAGTGACCTAACTCAAGAAGCAATCTTGGCTGAACTGGCTAAGTTATCGGATAGCAAAGGTAAGGCTATGTCTTTCTATGATGGACATACTATTGTTCCTAATTCGTTGCTTGAACAAGTTTGGCTTGAAGCCGAACGCAAGACCGAGAAACGCATTATCAAACTGCTAGAAGCGGACATCTGTCCTGACGCAACTTTGACTTGTTGCGATGGTTGGTGTGGGGCTTACAAAGGTGCTATTGCTCTTATCAAAGGAGAACAGAAGTGAAGTGCGAAGAACATCACATCTACTCTGAAGTAGACGACCCTATGGGCTGCCCTGTTTGCTACGGTGAAAAAAAGGCAGAGCGGCACACCATTAAACTGTTAGAAAAACTAAAAGCCAAAATGGAAGCCGTAGAGACTGGCTATGGCCCAAAGAGTGGAAATATGGCTATAAGGGTTAGCACTATCGAACAGGCTATTGCTTTTATCAAAGGAGAACAGAAATGAGCACATCACACGACCTACTAAAGAAGATTAAGCACATTGATTTTGAAGAGGCACTAGCCAGCAAATTCGATGATGCCCAAGCCCTTCTATTAAAAAAGCACCACGATTACGGACCAAAGAACATCTCTCAGTCACCTGGTGGACCGATTAACGGTTTGCGAGTCCGTATGTGGGATAAGATGGCACGTATCAACCACTTGGTTGACAGCGGGGCAACCCCTGAGAACGAGAGTCTACGAGACAGTTTTGTAGACCTAGCAAACTACGCAATTATTGCACTGATGGTGCTTGATGGCGAATGGGACAATGACTGAAAAAACTTTTGATGGAGGTCTCCTCCAAGGTGAGCCAGTGGCGATTGGGATTGACCAGTCGCTCACTGGTTTTGCCATTTCTGCGGTAAACGTAAGCAAACCTGAGTGCTACGAGACTTGGGTGTACAAATCTCCGTATAAAGGCGTACAACGCCTTAGCGATATTCAAGATTGGTTATTCTCCAAGATGGAGTTTCTAAAGGAGAATAACAACGAGATAGTGGACATTGCCATGGAGGGCACTGTACTTGCTAGTCATTCTGCTCTTGTTCTTGGGGAATTGGCTGCCACAGTAAAACTCTTCTTCTTTGAGCATTTCTTTGAGACTAATCACTATGTGTCTGCACCTGACCCAATGCTCAGAACTCCTCTTCAAATTCCACCGATGACCCTCAAGAAATACGCTGCAGGTAAGGGCAACGCTAAGAAGCAAGAGATGCTAATGCAAATCTATAAGCGTTGGGGTGTAGAGTTTAATGATGACAACGCTGCTGACTCCTATGCACTAGCAAGATTGGCTGGCGGAATCGCCATTGACGTAGTAGAAGCAGCCATAATAGGGCAGACAACTGACCCTAAGTATAGGGACATTATCGATTAATGTTCCTCTATTCTTATTGTTAGGGTAGGCGGACTAACACACCAACAATAAGGAACACTAAATGAGTGAAGACATTGTAGTGCCGCCTGCCGAAGATTTTCTCAAGGTTAGCGGTCAATCAAACCCTCAGTCTGTAGCATCAGCCATCGCACATGCAATCTACGATAACAAGCAGGTTAAGTTGCGTGCTATTGGTGCTGGAGCAATAAACCAAGCCGTAAAAGCAATCGCCATCTCCCGTGGCTATGTGGCCCCACGAGGCATCGACTTGGTTTGTAAACCAGGTTTCACAACCGTAGAATCTCGTGACGGAGACATTTCTGCGATTGTATTTATCATTACAACCAGTTAAAAAAGTCTTACTCTAGAAGTAAGTAAAGGAGTCTAAATGGCATCTTGGACAAGTCTGGGTCACGGTATGCGTCGCCGTATTGGTGCCCCTTCAAATCACCACGAATCGACAGGTAAGAACATGAACCGTCAGCACCCAACTCACCACGAAGCCTACGAGGCAGCCGCTGAAGTAGGTAGCCCACGCATTCCTATGGGCCACGCCCCAGCCCCTCAGGGTACTCTAGTACCTAAGAAGAGCGGCAAGGGTGTAGACCCAACCGCTGGTGGCAAGGCTAACCGCAAGAACATCGAGCGTCTAGGTGCTTCGTACCACGTATCGGTACCTTTCACCCCAACAATCGACCCAGCCGCTGGTTCGACCATGGCTAACGCTCGAATCGTTCCTTCGGTTCAGGGCCGTGTAAACCCTAACTTCGACGCTGGAATTCAGGCATCGAGCCTCTAAATGGAGCCGAACCCAGTTTCGCCGTTGTTTAACGTGCACCCAATGACTTCAGCCGTACAGCAAGGTCGTTTGGCGTCATCTGGTAACTACGCACAGGCACGAGCCATGGGTTCATCTAACTTCGGTAACCAACGTCAGTTTGCTTGGGATACTGGGCGAGGGCATGGCGGTGCCGTGGAATCTCTAAACGCAAACAACGCTGGCAGTTTCCGAAAGTTTGATGCTGGACCTCAGTATCAACCAGTAGAAGCCAGATAACTGTTTCTTATTGAAAGTTAATAATGTCCTCAAGAATCCCAGAGTTTAACGTAGGTATTCAGGCCGCTGTTCCCGAAGTACAGTGGGGAGCCCGCCAGTACAACCGCATTTCAGGGATTGATGCTCCTCCTCGCCCCGATTCATTTAACAATGTTTTGACTAATATTGGTCAAGCCCGTGGGATTGCAAAAGACTTTCAAGCAGCGCCTCTATACGATAAGTCTGCTGAGCCAAGTTTCCGTGCCATGGCAGAAGAAACTAAGCGTCAATACGAGTTTATGACTCGTCCACGGGCACAGGGTGGAATGGGAATAACCCACGAGGTTACTTCAGGGGACCCATACAGGACTTCTCGTGACATGATGAACGATGTTGCTGGTGGCCGTATTCGCACCCTTGCAACTGCCACTACTGGTGAGCACCCATTTTTTACAAACGATGAAAACGACATGTTCCGTGCAGTTCATGATGTATTTGGGCACGCTGGTTCTGGACGTAACTTTAATGCTGCTGGAGAAGAGGCTGCTTTTCGTAGCCACTACAACATGTTCAGCCCAGCAGCGCAAGGTGCAATGGCCACGGAAACTCGTGGACAAAACAGCACTAACAATTTTGGAGGCTTGGCAAAGGGTCAGTTTGCTCCAAACAAAATTGCGCTAATTCCATCCACTAGACTTATTCTGCCTGCACCAAAGCAACTCTACATTCCAGGTGGTCGTCGTACAGCACTTCTTACTGGGCTAAGTGAGGCTGTTGGTGCACAACAAAGTGCAACCCAAGAACACGCAAAGTCTTTTGGAACGCCAGGCAACCCACACCCAGACGCTTCATGGATAAAGGAATAACAAATGGCTCACAAAACCTTGCGAATTGACTTTAATACTGTTGAATTTATGCTCGATTTTCCAATCGATACAACTATTCTTTCGGCTGCCCATCAAGATGGCCACATTGTCTTAGAAGTAGAGACCAACACTGAGTTTCCAGATGACTGCACTCTAGTGTACGAAACTGGTGAAAATGGCATTGCCTCTCTTACGGGAGCAAATTAAAGGATAAGTTATGGCTGGTGCAGTAAACAATTTCAGCCCTAGCCAGAACTGGCAGTCACTCGGTGGTGGCGGGTTCATGGGCTACAACAACCAGGGTGGCCAAGGTGTTCCTGTCGCCCGTGGAGAACTTGATGCTATCCGAATCGGTACTGGAAGGGTCCCTTCCGCAGAGTACCCTGATGGATATTTAGGTACAATCAGGAGTCGTCGTGATGACCGCCTGCTGGATAGCATCAAGAGTCGTGTGGGGCAAAAGTCATACCAACGAGGTGTGCACAAGGGTGAGCGCATTGAACCTTCAATGTACTACTGGCCGTCGGATTTTAACGACCAGAGCAGCCTAAAGCGTCAAGCAAAAGCAAAGTTCGATGCCACTAGCGGAATGTACCGTGTTGCTCGTCCTGCGCCAGAAATGCGTCTAACACCTGCACCTCACCTAGTTAATGATGGAAAATCAAACATGGTGTCGGATTCTCCTGGAGCGATTAACGTTCAGCGAGCCAACGCTTTGAACTACTTGAAGCCAGTTTGGAGATAACCAATGGCAAAGAAGCCTCCTACAGAAAAGCAACTTTTAAGCAGCCCTGAACTACCTGCTCTGTCAGGTAACAAGCAGTGGATTCACGGCGCTCAGTTCAGTCCAGGAATGTTGGCTAAGCCAGGCCAAGAGTTAAAGAACGGCCAAATCGACCCAACTCACCCTGCCAACGCTGTGCACATGATTAATCACAAGTACGCACACCTAGGTTTGTCTGTGCCCACTGCCCTAGGAATGGGTGGGGCAGTTTCTCACGTTCAACCTCAGGGACGAATTAACGCTAAGGGCAAAGTTGAGCGATATTACCCGTCAGGTAAAAACAAGGGCCAGCCAATTGGGCCAAACATTACTGTAAAAGACGCCACCAAAGAAGCCAACCGTGGCGGATTCAACAAGTTTTTTGCTCACCCCGAAACTGGGCACCTACAAGACGAGATTCAGGACATGGAAGGCCTACGCCAGCATCCTGGATTTCAAGTCATGGTTAATAGATTTGTACGTGAGCACGACCGCACTATAGCCGCAGGCAAATCCGCAACAGCGCTAGATTTCTACCCAAATGAGCGCCGTAAAGTTGCCGAAATTGGAACTAGGTTTAACCAAGCACGTGCTGCCAAGGGTCTAAAGCAATACTTTCCAGACCAGCCAGAACTTGCAGGTGCCTTGTTGCAAGGCGGGTACAGCCAAAACAACAAAGAGCACAATAGAAACTTGATGGTAGAACGGTCAGCGGAAACTGGCGAAGTTCTTCCTCACTTATCCTCCGACATGATTAACCACGCCATTGAGCACGATTTGCACCCATTAGACACCAGGGTGTTTGGAACAAAGAAACTGCGTGATTTTACTGGCTCAATTCTTAACCCTAATGATTATGCTGGTGGTCATGAAGGCGTTCAACTGGGAACTGGCCACACAGTTGACCGACACGAGCACGACACCGCTATGGGGCGCAACTTCGGCAACATTCCGCTGAAGATTGGTGCAGGCGGAGCAGAGCACCGCCGTTACCGTGTTATCCAAGCAGCATTGGCGGAAGCAAATAAGCGTGCTAATCCAGCCCTTGCCCCTGCTCAATTCCAATCAATGACTTGGACGGCACATTAATGAATAACGGTGTTGATGGTCGTTACGACCACACAAAGCCGTGGGTGACCAGTTCACCTGCGGAAGAAGACTACGCTCAACCTAAATGGACGTATAACGGTCCATGGGCCTCCAACATGGAGCGCCTAACGCAACAAGCCTTGATGGCCAACATGATGCCTGGAGCACAAATCCAGCAACTAGTACGACCACCATTGCCGCAACTCCGAGTGTTTCCTGACCGATTTGGTTACGGAGAACGAACTCAACCCACGATTGATGACGTAGTAAGTCTAGACCGTGTTTATCAAGAGCCACGAATTTCGTGGTACAGCGGAAGCCCAGCAGGGTATTCTGGTAGTAGTAGAAATAGTTTGGAGAGTAACTAATGGCCGAATTTTCACCGTCCTCAATGGGCGAGGTACGTGCACACCCAGAGACTGGTTACCGTCAGGTACTAGTCAAGGCTGGTCGTGGCGGAAGCAAGTGGGTAGACAAGGCAGAGCCTAGAAACGATGCCCTGCCAGGCGGCGGTATTTTGCATAAGGGTTTCCGTAAGCACATTGACGACCTTAAAGGCAACATCGGACACCTAGAGGAGGCTCTAGGAGAAAATAGCGCTGAAGCAAAGCGTATTGTCACTGGTGAGTTGATTGCTGCTGACCCTAAGCGCCAAGAAGCAGTCAAGAAGAGCAACGATGCTATCGAATCTTCGTGGGAAGACAAGCGCCCTGGAGCCCGCCGTGCCCCAAAGACCACGGGTAACGCTGTTCAAAAAGCCACTACCAATGGACTTGAGGCTAAGGCTAAGTCTCAGCCCCCAACAGGCTCTGAACTTTTTGAGGGACTAGGGAAGCATCTGTCAGACATGAGAGACCACTTATCAAGCACTAGCCGTGCCTCTGCTGTTTCTAGTGGTATTGGTCACGTTTGGGATACTGCAGCAGGCCACCTAAGAAACGCCCTTGTACATTTTAACTTAGCAGATAACTACCGTAAGGCTCGTGACGGATATAAGTCGCTGCCTCACCTAGCAAACGCTGCCCTATTTCTCCACCACGCCGTGGAAAGTCTTAAAGGCACCACTCTGGTTCACCCAACATTAGACACAGACGCTACTGCTTTTTACAAGAAAGAAACACAGCGCCACGCTACACGTTCTGGCCGAGGTGACGTAGTTTAATGCTCATTAACCCAAGACAGTTAACAAATCTCCCTGACATCACCACTGCTCGGCAGAAGATGCAGGAGATTAACTTTGGCGCAACCAAAGACACTGACCAAATGAGCGTAGCCGCACAAAAACTGTCTAAGATTGATGACACTCTTCGTGATTTCTCTTCCAGTATTCCATTAAACAAGTTTCACGACAAGTTTTTTGATGCTGAGGACCATCTGCGAGACGCAATCAGTGCCCATTCTAGAGGTAACTACACGGAGGCTCTCCAACACGCACGAAACGCACAGCAAGCCATCAAGGATGGTGACCGTGCAATGTACGTGAAGAAAGAAAAGAAGACACCAGCACTGGTGAGCGGTTTGGCAAATGTCCACGCATCGTTTGACGATTATTACCGAACCGTTCTTCCTGCACAGTTTTCTATTCGTACACTTAACAACACTGGTAAGTACACGGTGTCCGTAGACCCTGACTACATTGCCAAGAACAACCCTCAGTACGCTAAGAAGCGTGCTGAAAACCAACTGGCGCTTCAGCGCCGTAAAGCACTTAGGGGCTAATTTATGGCTAGTCGTAAGAAAGAGTTCATGGGACCTGTAGGCACTGAGCGAGAGTCAGCCTTCCCAGACGAAGAACGCAACCAAGGTTTTGGTGGAAGTTCCAGTTCCGACATGGATGCTACTCACGATGACGGAGGAGATGACGGAGAAAGCACCTCCTCAAAGGTTTCTGTAGAAGACAACCTTGGCGTAACAGGTAAGGGCGCTGCTGTTGCAGACGTTCCCTCTATTCGTCGTGCGTACGAGAAGTACCACCAAGAGAACAGCCCGCAGGCTGCTGCTCGTGGAATAAAACTAGCCACTTTTGACGAACTAGTCGGTAAGGCTAAATCCAAAGGCACAAAGAAAGACTACGGAAACGTTGCTGCATGGGCTGGCACAGAACAGGGCAAGCACTATCTCGCACGAACACGAGCAATCACTGCCCCAGTTCCATGGGCAAAGCCAGACCGTTTTAAGACAGACGCTGAAGGTACACGAACCCTAGACGAGAACGGAAACCCAATACTTCAAAAGGTCGACAATGGCCCTATAGGCTGGCAAGAAGGCGTTCCAAGAGCACCAAGAGATGCTAACTCTGAGTCTTATTTGCACGCATCATTGTTTAGGAACATGCACCACGGAAACTTGCAAGGGTTGGCAGACCGTTACATGGAGCACTACGACCAAAATCTTCAGTACGGTAGCGGACCAAAATCATGGGTCGGTCAAGTCCGTCACAATGAGGGTCAAGTTTCTGGTGGCCTAGAAGACCTACATGGACAGATGTTGGAGCATCTAGGACAATCCTCCTATGCTCACAGCACTGGTGACCACGAGGCAGGAGCCGCTCACTTTGACGCAGCAGTAAAGACTTTCCGAAGAATGACTCGCAGAGGCCAGTCCTTAAAACTACCAGCAGACCACCGAGCCTACGAAGACGAGGCCCGAAACATTCACGCAAACTACAAAGAGATGAACGGAATCCAGTAATGCCAAAGAAGAATCAAACTGCACCAGCACAGGACAAGACCCCTAAGGCTCCGACAGAAGCCAAGGCGCTCCGTAGCCTACCAAATGGTGGCGGAAATCCTAAGCGTTCGCCTAAGGGCACTCCTGTAGGCAAGACCACTGGTAAGGTCAGCAAGAACCGTCGCCCATTTAAGCCAGCCAAGTAACTCATGAAGCCAGTCCCTAATCGTGCCCCAAAGCGTCTCGTTGTAGACGTTAAACAGGCACGCCTAAAGGCTGAGCGTAGAGAGTTGAACGAAGCAAGCGGTAAGTTCAGTACGGGAGCGCACCAAAACAAAGGTACTAAGCGGGCCCGTACAAGGAACGCCGCAGTTAAAAAAGCAATAAGAGAGGACATGGATTAATGTTCGATGGTGATGGCGGAGAAACGCTAGAACTTCAAGCGTATAAAATCGCTAAAAATGCTACTATGTATAAAGGTTCGGCACCATGCCCACAGTGTGGTGTTATCGTGAACCCAGTAGAGTTCATGTATAGCAAGGGATTATGCCCTCCTTGCTACCAAGACAGAATGACTCGCCGTGTGAAAGGAAAGATGGCATGATTGTAAACGCAGACCGTAGGGGCCCTAAGGACCTCCGAGACCTAGCCACTAAGGCTAACGCTGTTAAGGGGTTCATGGACGCACAAGACCGTCTAGCAGCCGCTCAGACCGCACACGCCAACGGTGAAGACGTTGACTTCGGTGGCCTAATCAAGGCTCACGATGCCGCTCTCCAGGAGATGAACGATGTTCACGGCAACAACCCTGCAGAAGTTCAGGCTACCTTGCAGTACATCAAGAGCACCCTTGGTAAGGGCAAGTCTCACTAAAGGAAAGAAGTAACCATGGCAGTAAACACTTCTCGTTCGATGAACGAAAGCCTTGCAGAAGGTTCGACTGACGGTAAGTACCGCAAAGCACGTCCAGACACTGAGGTGCTAGACGTAAAGGGAAACGAAGACACCCTTAACAACAAGCAGACCCTGCACCCATTCTACGGTTACGGTTTTGCTACTAGCGAGTACCCTAATAAGGTAAACCCAGGCAAGTAAACATTTTCATTGCAAGAACCTCGCTTCGGCGGGGTTTTTGTATTATGATTGTAAGCACACAATAAGGAGCACAATATGGCGGAGTTTCAATCCGTAGATGGAAAGCCACTGATTGGGTCTAAACCAATCGAAGGCCCTGTAATCCGTCTACTGATGTGTCTGGTATGTAACACCCTAGAAGAGTTGCCCGATTATGAGGGGCCAAGTAACTTCGATTACCTCCTAGAGATTTCTCTGGAGAAGCATAAGTTTCCGTCTGGTGACCCGCACGTAGGAAAGTTGTTTAAACTTCCTGTGAAGGCGTGGGCTAACGAGGAGCAGAAGAAAGCCATCCTTGAGCAGTTTAAGCAGGGTGGTTCCCGTGGTCTAGATGACCTTACGGAGGAAAAGAACTTCTACGAGACTAAGATGACATTTGCACAAGATGCGATGTCCTGTTGGCAAAAGCACAACAAGCCAAAAGATAACTGTGAGGACTATCAGAGTCCCGCTAAAAGACTTCTCCCAGACACAGCAAAAGAGCGTGGTGAGTTGGGCCTACCAAAGCCAGAGCATTTGGAAGGACCAAAGATTTACACCTGTAACTTCTGCCCTTATCACGGAGAAGTAGTCCAACGTCGGCGCAAAATCCTAGGAATGTATAACTAATGGCAATTGAAGTAGAAACGTTTTTTCTTGTAACCGTCACCCCAGAGGGTGGGTTCATCACATACACCAAGATGCCAGACGAGCCCATTGAGGCCGCTCGTCAGGCTACCACTGGTGATGTGTTCAGCATCTCTCAGCAGATTGTTAAGGAGATTGACCAGCAGTTGCTTACGGAGCGTATTGTAAACGCAGTTGCAAGTGTTCTGGCTCCAGCAGAGACTCCAAAGGTTTCGGCAAAGGTTAAGAGTGCCCTAAAGGACCGTGGCATTGACCCAGAAAGTATTGCCCCAACCGAATAAACTAGTCTTATGACTATTTATGGTGAAGAACGCCCTACATCGTACTTCAGCACGCCTTCAGCAGGACTTGACCCTGATTTGTTTCAGGGGCGGTCACTGAGGACGTCTATACGACAGGGCGTTCTTTCTCTATTACAGGACTACTTTGCAAAGAAGTATCGTCACCCAGAGTTGTGGTCACACCCATGGTTGGCGGGTAGTGGAGTTTCCTACCAATGGTCAGCGGAGCGTTCTCCAAAAGACCTTGATTGCCTGATTGGTATTGATTTCGTTCAGTTCCGTAAAGCAAACCCAGAGTACCGTGGTCTGACCGACAAAGAGATTGCAGACCAGTTGAACGAGGATTTGCATGACGAGTTGTGGCCACAGACGGAGAACTGGAGCGGGTTTGAGTTGACGTTCTACGCCATCACTGCCCCAGACATCCGACAGATTAAGCCATACGCCGCTTACGACCTTAAATACGACGAGTGGACGGTCACGCCAGACCCAAGGCAAACAACTCCGACTAACTCCGAATGGGATTCGGTGGTCAGTGGAGATTACGCTCTGGCCCACCAACTACACACTCGGTTCAGTCAGGCCCTAGGGGACATCCAGCAGGCACACGCTGGCCCTACACGCCGTAACGCAGAGGCTAGGCTCTACGCCTCAGGACAGCAAGGTCAAGCCCTCTACGACGAGATTCACGGCAATCGTAGCGAAGCATTCTCACCTACTGGTGAAGGCTACGCAGACTTCCACAACTATCGTTGGCAGGCTGGCAAGAGGTCTGGAACAGTTGATTTGCTCCGTGAGGTTAAGCATCACATGGATGCGTTCAGAGCCAACGCCCAACAATCCTTGTATGGGGTAGACCTGCCAGACACTAGCACGTTGATTCGTAGAGCGGCATTGTACAGGTCCAACTAATGGCTTCCTTACTAGAGGTTTGCCATGTATGCGGCCATGATTTGTACCAAGATATTTGTGTAGAAGATAACTGTAAATGCGATTGTTACGAGGCACAATAACCGATGCACATACTTGTAGAACTAGACGGGGTACTCAGAGGGCAGAATGACGAGCCCATCTCCACAGGAATCATCCTTGCTGGAACGCTGAGCGTATACAACAAAGTAACCTTCTTTACTGAACTCAGTGAGGAAGAGGCCAAGTACTGGCTGAATGTTAACAAGATTGTTGACTACGATAACCTGCTCACCTCAAACCTTGCAGTCCACGGCGTTCCTCTAAAGGAGCGACAGATAACTGCCGCCCGTAGCAAAGGCGGCCTGGACTTAGTTATCACTTCTGACCCAAAGTTGTGGGCGTTCTCCTTTGAGCAAGGGTTGCCCTCCGTAATGTTTGGTGTCCCCACTTACACCCGTGTTGAGTTCAGGCCAGACGCACCCAAGAAGGTGCGGGCATGGAACGACATCGAAGAAGCAATCAGTAAGCAGAATGAACTACGCACCCAGGATGCTAGAGCAAGTCGCCTTGAAGGGTTGATGTTCGAGTGATTATCTTTGGTGGAGTAGAGATTCCCTCTAACCGCACTTTGTTGGAGCGTGCTGGAGTAACTAACGTCATGCTCAACTATTGGGGCCTCCGTAAGCGGGGGCTACCAAAGAACAAAGACTATCTAATCGGGGAATACTTCTTGCCTGAGATGAAGGTCTGGGTAGATAGCGGAGCCAGTCAAGCAGATAAGGCCAACCTCTCAACGAGGGAGTTGGAGGATTACGCCTCCGACTACGAAGAGTTTATCGCTATGAACTACGACCGTATCGAAGGGTTTGTAGAGTTCGACAGCCAGACACTGGGCTTGAACAAGATTGTGCAGAATCGTGCTGTGTACGAGAACGACCCAAAGTTGTGGGTAGTATGGCGAGAAGATTACAGCCCTTCACTGCTTAGCAAGTGGGCACAGGAATACTCCAACATCGCTATTCCAAACTCCGCTATAGAGTCTGTGACATCTTTATCAGCGATTACCCGTAGCATAAAGCAACAGACCGACGTACAGTTTCACGCTCTGGCCACAGCAAAGCCTGACAATCTCCGACAGATTCCATTCACCAGCACCAGCACACTCTCTTGGCTATCACCAATGCGTCGTGGGGAAACCATTATCTGGGATGGCTCCAAGTTGGTTCGCTATCCAAAGAAGATGAAAGACCAAGCACGTATCCGATACAAGAGCATCGTGCAGAACGCTGGCCTAGACTTCCAAAAGTTTATTGATGATGACACGCTAGAGGCTACAAAGGTAGCCATCTGGTCTTACCGACAGTTAGAAAGCAAGATGGACAAGAACAAACCAGACCTAAAGGTCATAAAAGGTGACAAAGTATCTGATAACAGTGATGGCACCCTATACACAGGTTTGATGGAAATGGGGGAGTACCTTTCTAATAACAGTGATTCCGAGGTGCGGAAAATAGAACGCACCGAAGTGGTGCAAAGAGACCCCCAAGAGATGACTTCTATGCCTGTTTTTGGCTACCAGATTAAGCAGGTAGTGGAGAACGAAAACGGGGTTGATGTACTCAAAGATGTGCCTGTCGTACAGTCTCAAACTGTAAGCCTCCGACAGTGTGACACCTGTTTTGTGGCCGCAAACTGCCCTGCATTTAAGCCCGCAAACACCTGTGCGTTTAACCTTCCAGTAGAGGTCAAAACCCCTGAGCAACTTAAGGCTTTGAACACCGCTCTACTAGAGATGCAGGCCCAGAGAGTAGCATTCATGCGGTTTACAGAGGAACTAAACGGTGGCTACGCTGACCCCAATGTCTCTCTGGAGATGGATAGGTACTTCAAGATGTTGGAGAAGATTAAGGCTCTGGACGAGAGTAAAGAGTTCATTCAGATTACTGCTCAACGCAACGCCAGCCAAGGTGTTTTGAGTGCCATCTTTGGTGACCGTGCCTCGGCTCTAAAGGAGCAACAGCAGGGCCTTTCGGAGGACAAGACCACCATGATTATCCAACAGAAGTTGGAAAACTAGTTATCTGATAACACTCCTTTAACATACTTGCAACATTATTCCCGCATATTTCGCTATTAGATGTTGCAAAAAGATTTTTTGTATGAGTGTTCCACTTTTTAAAAAAAGTACGATAGATTAGTAATCCGCTCCAATGCCCAGCGCACCATCGGCTGGGCATTTTCATCTAATACAACTAAAAGAAAGAGTCACCATATGACTACGTTTTCCTTCAAACTCAGTGAAGATTTCGTTGCTGGCTACAAGGACAAGAAGCCCCCATTCGGCTATTCAGACGTGGCAGGTAACTCTGTGGGCGAGATTACATTCCTTCGTACTTACTCCCGTTTGAAAGAAGACGGAACTAAGGAAACTTGGGCTGACGTTTGTGAACGTGTAACCAACGGAACCTTCTCGCTACAGAAAGACCACGCCAAAGCCAACCGCCTACCATGGAACGATGTGAAGGCCGCTTCTTCGGCCAAGGAGTTTTACGACCGCTTGTTCAACTTGAAGTGGACACCCCCAGGCCGTGGCTTGTGGGTAATGGGAACTGAGATTGTAAACACTCAGAAGAACTCAGCCGCTCTACAGAACTGTGCGTTCGTATCAACAAACGAGATGACCAAGAACGACCCAGCAAAGCCTTTCGGATTCCTTATGGAGGCTTCCATGCTCGGTGTCGGAGTTGGCTTCGATGACAAGGGTGCTGACAAGGGCTTTGAGATTTACGCACCTATTCCAAGCGACACCCACATCTCAGTGCCTGACACTCGTGAAGGCTGGAGAGACTCGACGGTAACGTTGATTAACTCGTACCTAAAGCAGGGCCAGTCGGAGGTTCACTTCGAATACTCGGAGATTCGTCCTTATGGAACACCTATCAAGACTTTTGGTGGTGTGGCCGCTGGTGCAGACCCACTGATTCGTCTTCACGATAAGATTCGTGAAATCTTCGATAGCCGTGCTGGTGAAAAAGTAACTCGTACCGACATCGCTGACATCGGAAACTTGATTGGTGTCTGTGTTGTTTCGGGTAACGTTCGCCGTAGTGCCGAACTACTGATTGGTCGTATTGAAGACCCAGACTTCTTGAACCTAAAGAACCCTGAGGCCTTCCCTAATCGTAACGACTACAGCGACCCAGCCAACCCAGGGTGGGGTTACATGAGCAACAACTCCGTAGAGGTCTCTGTTGGCTCCGACTTCACCCCAATCATTGACGGCATCACTCTTAACGGAGAGCCTGGGGTCATCTGGATGGACATGAGCCGTAAGTACGGTCGCTTGGCCGATGCTCCAAACAACAAAGACTGGCGTGTTGCTGGCTACAACCCTTGTGCCGAGCAGAGCCTTGAGTCGTACGAGATGTGTACTCTTGTGGAGACTTACTTGAACCGCCACGACTCGTTGGAGGACTTCAAGCGAACTCTGAAGTTTGCTTATCTTTACGCTAAGACTGTGACTCTGCTTCCTACCCACTGGGAAGACACCAACGCCATTATGCAACGCAACCGCCGTATCGGAACCTCTGTGTCTGGTGTGGCCAACTTTGCAGATGACAAGGGCTTGCCTGTTCTCCGTCAGTGGATGGACGAAGGCTACGCTACGGTCAAGGCTTACGACCAGAAGTACAGCGAGTGGCTTGGTATCCGTGAGTCAATCAAGATGACAACTGTAAAGCCGTCAGGCACTGTGTCAATCCTTGCTGGTGAGAGCCCAGGCGTTCACTGGACTGCTGGTGGCAAGTACTTCCTTCGTGCTATCCGCTTTGCAAACAACGACCCAATGCTTCCGCTGTTCAAGATGGCCAACTACCGTGTTGAGGAAGACGTTACGGATTCTAACCGCTCCGTCATCTACTTCCCAATCAAATCAGGTGCTTCACGCTCCGAGAAGGACGTGTCTGTCTACGAGAAGATGGCACTCGCCGCAACTGCACAGCGTTACTGGAGCGACAACTCCGTATCCGTAACAGTTACTTTCGACCCTGTGTTGGAGGCTAACGCTATCGGAACTGTCCTACACATGTACGACGGCCAGTTGAAGACTGTATCATTCCTCCCTATGGGCAACGCTGTGTACCCACAGATGCCTTACACTCAGATTACTGAGGAGGAGTACAACAAGTACGCTGAGGAACTGTTCCCGATTGACTTGACTGGAGTTTACGAGGGCATGGCCATCGATGCTATCGGTGAGGCCTACTGCACCACGGACGCCTGTGAGGTCAAGTTGATTAAGGACAACGCATGATTCACACGTTGACCGAGGATACGTTTGAGGAGTTTATCAAGCAGGCGGAAACGCCTGTCTTGGTAGACTACTGGGCCGAATGGTGTCAGCCTTGTAAAGTGATGCTCCCAGTCCTTAAGCAGGTTGCTGAGGAACTTGATGGACGTCTTACGGTAGCCAAGGTGGACATCGAAAAGAACAACGGATTAGCCAAGGGACTAAGCAGTGTTCCTACGATAAAGTTGTTTGTGAACGGTGAAGTAGTCACTGAGGTTGTCGGAGCGAAACCAAAAGCCGTTCTCCTACAAAAGTTAGATGGGTTCCTTTAACCCAAGAAACAGAAAGCCCCCCGTGATTATCGGGGGGCTTCTCTGCTACTGAAGGAGAGTGTTCTCGTCCTTGATGTTGACTAGACGCAATCGCTTACCAGAGCGTAGTGCTCGGAAGAAGCGAGCCTTCTCACGAGGGTGTCGCTGGAGGTACTGGCGTTCACGGCGTGTACTACCGCCCCAGATGCCCCAGTCATCGTTCTGCAGGGCAACCTCGAAGCACTGCTCCAACATAGGACAACCAGCACAGATAGACCGAGCCTCCTCGGTCTTGGCCAAGATGTCATCGCCTTCTGGGAAGAAGATTTTGATAGCCTTCTCAGGTTTGATGTGCTCCGCCGAGCAGTTCATCTTGCTGTAGTCAAGGTCTTTCAGTTTTACCGCCATTGTTCGCCCCTTTCCAAGGTCTCACAAACTTTTCGTAGTAGTTCTACAGGAGTAACGTCCAGTGCCTCAGCGATGTGTTCTAGCATCTCGCTAGAGGCATTTTTGTTGCCCTGTTCAATGCTGGACAGGTGTGCATTCGAGATGAACTCAAGGTCTCGCATTACGAGGCCACGTTCGTCCCTAAGTTGTCGGATGGTCTGTCCGATAGCAGTTCTAAGTAACATAACAACTCCTTATTTGTTTGCCTTGGGCAGTCACTCGCTGGGGTTTCGGTGGAGCATGAACAACAGGATGCCAGCACTTAGCCACACTAGTAAAGCCACAGCGTTCATGCTTACGGCCATGCCAAAGGAGCAGGTAACAATAACGCCCCATAACAATCCTTTAACTAGAATCTCCATTACTTTGCCTCCTCGTTTACTACACGAGCAATCAAAAGTAGGTGGGCCAGCGTAGGCATACCACTAGCAAACTCTGCCTTGATGCTTTGCTCTTCGGCTATCAGTCTGCTCACGATACGGTAACGCAAGTCCTCCACGCCCTTCTGGTACGAGGCTAGGTCAGTAACATGCTCGGCGTGTAGGTTAGCCATCTTTGACATTTAGGTCTCCTAGTTCTTCTATTGCATGGTCGATTAGTTGTCCGAACGATGCAAACTCTTGCGGGCTGAGGTTAGCCCATGCCTGCACCTTCTGCATCTGCAGTACATGAATAGCGTTGGCTAGGGCTTTGCGGTAACCCTCCGTAAACTCACTCACTCTCCTTCACACTGCCTTCGATGAAGTAGTGGAGGTGATGTCCGTCAATAACATCTTGAGCGGAGGCTACGGACTGGTCTTTGAATAAGACTCCGTCAGGTAGCGGTAACATCGTGGTAAGGTCTCCGTTAGAGTTGGCCAACTCGATAGCCTGAACGGCTACAGGAATCAGGCTCTCTGGAATACCACCGTCCTCAAAGTTGGCAAAGTGCCAAGACAACTTGGTCTCCAACCCCATAGGGGCGTTAGCAATCTCCTTTGAGATTTCGTCTGCGCTAATCATTCGTTTCCTCTCCGTGACATTCACAGTCACAGGTTTGTTCGTTTACTTTCAATGGGCATGAGTCGTGCTGGCCAGTGAGACACCAGCCAAACTTCTTACTCAAAGTCGGGCTTGATGTTCTTATCGATGTTAAGCAGGTCTTCTGCGTAAACCTCGCCTGCATTCTCCAGACGTTCGAACCAAGACCACTGCTTCTTAGTCCATGACTCGGTGTCAACGAAGGCGATGTCTCCGTTACCATACGAGCCGTCATCTGATGCCCAGAGTCCGCTGTGTGATTGTGACGCCATTAGTTGGCTCCTTTCTTGTCCGATGGACAGTTCATGTGGAAGTAAGTGATTAGTCTCTGAGTAGGGTCGCTGGTGGTAGCACCGCACTTCAGGCAACTCCATGTGGTCATTAGTCGTTCTCCTCTTCTAGTTTGATTACTTCTACCCAAGCACGAGCAGACCGCAACCATGCAACGTACTGCTCTGTTTCTTTGCGGTTGCTGAACACTGGGGCAGGGCTGGTGTTGTAGTCGCTCCAACGGCCAATCGTGTACCTAGCCATTATTCCTCCTCGTCAATCTCTTCGTAGCAGTTTAGGTTTACTTGTAACTTGTTGTGTAGCCTGTTGAGTTTGCCAGCAAGTTTCCAACGCTGGTCATTGCCGTAGTAGACCTCGCAGTCCTTGAGGGCAGTAAGCAAGAAGTCTAAGTCCTGCTTACTGATAGGTAATAGGTCAGCCATTAGTGACCACAACCTTGGTCGAAGCACTCTCGGCAGTAGAGCCGTGAGTAGATGTCGGTGCTGACACAGTGGTCACAAGCACACTCGGCAGGCAGGGCGTTGAACACTTCCCACAAGCGGTCTGAGATTTGGTGCTCGTAATCCTTGAGGAATCCCTCCAGACCGTACCAGTGGTCTTCTCCGTCAAAGTACCCAGAACCTAGTTGGAGTTTAGTGGCCTCCTCCTTGGTAAAGGTAAGGGGCAGGTCAAGGCCTTGGTACTGTTCTTGGTCTCCGTCAAAGCACACGAAGATGTCCAAGTACCAATCGTCACCTAACGCCCAGTTGCCGTTTTTGTCTTCCACTTCTTGCTGGAAGATGTTCAAGTCGTAATCAGCCATTGTTATTCTCCTTAACGAATCTGCCAAAGGTGGTTGTCGGAGATGTTAACTCCGATAGCCTCCAACGCATCGATTGCTTCTTTCTCAACCTCTGTTTCAATAGCCACGAACTCACCTGCATCATCTGACCAAGTGTTCGTCTCTGGTGTGTAGAGCCTGCGAATCCATTCACGAGACCCATCGCCGTCAAAGGCGAAGGTCTTGGTGTCGTGGTCGTATGCCACGACTAGGTGGGTAACTAGTGCCATGTTTATTGCTCCTGTCCTATTAGTGCCAACTCAATGAGTACTTGTACTGCTTCGGTAGGTATTCTGACGTAGCCCCACGACTTAATCTCGTAGGTAGGGTTGTCCTGAGTGCCACCGTAGACACCGCTAGGGTCAATGTCGTAGGTGTTAATGTCCTGAGCCTTAGAACCAAGCAGGGTGATTAGGCTGTCCTTGATGCTCTTCTTGAGAGCCTCCTGACGAGCGGAAGACTCGGTGATGGCGTTGATGTACACCTCACGCTTCTTGTCCTCGTAAACCTTGGCCTTAGCCTGTGCGTCAGCCATTTCCTTAGCGGCCTGTTCACGGCGAGCGGTCTCGACTACCCAGTAATCGTCATACTCTTTAGTGGTAGCCACAATGCGAAGTGGAGCAACAATAGTGTACTCCCAAGATGTGCCGTCACCGTGACGGTCAAACTTGATTAGGAAGCCGTAGTCGCTACGGCCAGAGGTTGATTCCTCCAGACGTACATCGCTAAGCCTTGCTACCGAAGGGGTGTAGTGTGAGTGGCCACGGAGCGAGTAACGCTTGTTGCTAAGGAGCACAGCGTTCATCGTGTAGTTAGTGCTGTAGTCCTTAAGGCCTGTGCCACGCTTCTCCCTAACACCAAAGGTTAGAATCTTGATGTTGGTGTTGGCGGATAGTTTTTGAATGTCTGCTGTCTGCATGATTACCTCTCGATTTGTTTGCCTTGGCTACACCCTTTAGCCCCCAGTCAGGAACTATCAGGTAAAGTTAGTGCTCAATGTTATGGAGCAGAGGTGACGGAGAAGAAAGGAGTAAGACTCCGTCACCCCTGCTGGCCTAGTGGGCTAGGTTGCGGTCGATGCCAACCTCAACGATGTACTGGCCGAGGCGGAAGATGTCCGCTACCTCTGCAATGTGCACCCCTACCTCAGAGCCGTGGTTGTTAATCTGGCGTCCCTCGCTGTAGTAGGAGGAGATGTAGGCAAGTGCAGTGAGCACACCGCCGTCACGAATGTTGCGAACCAACTCGTCAGCAAGTGCTTCATCGTTCCACACGCCATCGGTGATGTTGATAAGCAACTTGATTGCACGAGTGCTGTTGGCCAGCAAGTACTGTGCGTACTGCAACGCCTTGAGCGGTGTAGTGCCACCGTGAGTACCAGCATTGCGGAAGGTAGTACCCACCTGCTCGTCAGCACTGTACAGCAGGTATGGGCTGCTACCGTAAAGCACAACCGTAGTGCTGGCGTTGATGCTGTCCAGAGCGTTCTTGATTGCCCACATTGACTCGTAAGCCTGCTTGGCGTTGCGAGACATAGAGTCGCTGGTGTCCATAACAACTACGCACTCGATGTCTACAGCGTCAGCACGACCAAACTTGAGCGTGTCGAACGCCTCGTCAATCTCACAGCCACGCTCCCAGCGAGCAGGGTTGATGCGACCGTTCTGAGTACGGCGTGACCACGCTGGGTCATGCTGTGCTCGCAGTCTCTGCAACTCGAAAGCGAACTGGTCGGACGCAGACACGGTGGCCGTGTCAGGGTCTTGCTCGTGAACACTCCTAGGAACAGGAGGAGCAGGTACTTCCTCGCCGTCCATAAGAACGTCACCGCTGTACAGTGCGATGTCGTTGGCAATCTGGTCACCGAGACGCTCCAACACATCTCCGAGAGTGTCTTCTAGCAAGTCTCGCAGAGTGTTGGTGTCATCGTCACCAGCACCGCTACCAGACGAAGGAGGCAGGTCAGCCTCGTCCACAGTAGGCTCAGCCTTGGCACGTTCGATAGCCCTGTCCTGTTGCTTAGGCTTCATCGGCTGTGACTTGGCGTTGGTCTCGTGTTCGTGGTTGTCACGGTTACCGTGACCGTTAGGGTCAGGCATGTTGTCCCAACCATCGCCAGCAGGCTGGCCACCGTCAGGTGCAGGTCGACCGCCTTCAGGGGAAGGCTGGCCACCGTCACCCTGTGGGCCGTCCTCTGGCTGGTCAGGTGAATCTGGCGAGTCAGGTGAATCTGGCGAGTCAGGTGAATCGGTAGGGCTGTCAGGCTGAGGAGGCTGACCAACGTTGCTAACCAACTCGTTGAATCGCTCGATGATGTACTTGGCTCGCTCCTGCTCAGCAGGTCGTGCAAGGTTCATGACACGGTACTCGTCAATCAACTGAGCCAACTCGGCCACGTCCTGCTGGTTGACGTAAGCGTCACGGACAGCACGGCGTACCTTAGGGTCAAGGTACTTGCGACCACGGATAAGTGGGTAAGCAAACTGCAAGGTCTCCGTGTTGCTCAGCAGGTGCTGGGTGATGGTGTAGGTCAGCCAGTCACGGATAGGTGGGAACTGTGCCGAGAGCAGGGTCTCTATACGCTGGTCTTCAAGAGAGTTGAAGGAGCGGAACAAGTCCTGCTCCGTAACCCACTGGCGAAGAGCACTGCCGTCACGAGGGGTGAGCAAGATGTGTGCAATCTCGTGCAGGGTCAAGCCCTTGAGAGATGCGACACCTGCTACGGTCGTGAGGTCAGCCAACTGTGCCTCGTCAATCCAGATGCTGTCGCTGGAACTGAACGCAGGAGCACCAGCGTTCTGCACCAACTTGACCTTGATGGAGCGTAAGCAGAGTCCTGTGGCGTAAGACTCCAACACCTGAACGGAACGCTTGGCACGTTCCTTCTGGCGGTCAACTTCAGGCCGTGCATACGACCTAGGAACTAGTACTGTCATGTGACTCTCCTTAGAGTGACTGGCTAGGGGTGTAGGTGCTTGGGTCAACGCCCAACTCCGATGCGATGGCATCGTAGCGAGTGTCGAACTGCATACGGACAACGGAACGCTCGGCCTCGCTGAAGTTGTTCACGAACGAGGAGACTGCGAACTTGAGGTTGAAGTCCTGCACATCTCGTACAAACGAGAGGAGCATACGAAGACCAACACGAGTACGCAACTTGGCTCGCTCGGTCTTGTTGACATAGCGTAGGGCGTTAGCGAACTCCAACAGCGTGGCACTTGGAATCAACTGCGACTCAATGAGTGCGTCAACCTCGAACTCCAACTTAGGGTTGAAGCGGTCGTACAGGGCACTGTCCTGCTTCTGTGCACCGCTGTAGTCGCTACCGAGGTTCTGGTCGGCTACGAACAGCACCTCTGGGTGGACATCGATGACCTCGTTGAGCATTGGGATACGCAACTTACGCTCGTTGAGCAGACCAAGCCACAGCGGTGCATTGTGGGCAGGCTGACGGCTGAACTCGTTGAGCAGGATTACCGAAGGGCGAGTAATGGCCGTGGCCAACTCGGAGTAGTGCCAGTCCCAACTGGTGTTGCCGTTGGCTAGTGGGGTGGGGAGCAAGCGACCTTGGGTAATGTCGGTGGTCAACTCAATGGAGCACTCGATTACCACATAGGGCAACTTGGCAAAGGCCGCATACTGCTCAACGCTAATGCTCTTGCCAGTACCAGCATCGCCAGTAGCAAGCACCGAACGGCTAGAACGGCGTGACTTGTCGTACACCTCGAACAAAGGCACACCGTCAAAGGTGCGGTCAATGTAGGCAGGGTTGACAGGAGGTACGCTTAGCGGAGCGTAACGGCGATTGATTTCAGCACTAGTTTGCCTTGGGCTCTCTGGTGCTAGGAAGGCCGAGGTCTGTGGGGCAGGCTCTGCAACCTGTAGCACAGGCTCGACAGCGATTGGCTGTGGCATTGGTGGGTTCTCCTCACGAACGAGTAGGATACTTCCCAGCGACTTGGTGTACTTGACCAAGTCAAGGGGAGTGTGGGTAGCGATGCTAAGCACTTCGCTTGACACCTCGGAGGTGCTACGACCGCTGACCTTGTTCTGGCTCTCAACGGCTCGCACCAACTTCTGTAGGAGGGTGGTGTACTTACCCTCCGACTCATACTGTCGGTCATCAGCAGGGGTGATAGCAAGGCTGACAGGACGGCCAAGGACTACGCCACCTGACACAGTCATGTGGTTCTGGCTGAGTTCGACCCAAGCACCAGAGATGCCACGCTGTTTGCTACCAAGCACACGGCGAGTGTAGCCAATGACACCGTTCTGGGTAGGAATGTAGACAATCTGCTGAACGCTGTCAGAAGACTGTTTGAAGTAGTTGAGGTTGTTTCCATGAGGACTCTCTACGAGAGACTGGAAGATAGTGGCGTACATGATTTCCTTTCTTGTGCCACGAATGAGGGGCTTGGTGGCTGGCAGGGGGGGTAGCCAGCCACCAAGTTGTTGCACCCTTTAGCCCCCACTTAGGGACTATCAGGTAAACTTAGTAGAGCCCTTGTGGTTACTGGGCTTCAGGGCTACTTGGTGTGGGTACGCTTGCACCCAACTCCATGGCCATGGCTATGGCATCGTCCAAGGTGTCCACGACATCGCTGTACCATGAGGTATCACGCTCCGTACGCACCTCAAACCACGAGTTGTCCACCCAGTTGAACACCTCGTCACCTAGCGTGTTGAAGTGGCCGAGGTCTTTGTCCGTAAGGACTCCGATACGCTCCAACTGGTCGGTGTAACGAATGACTTGTGCGTCTTCGCCCAACTTGGGCTTGTACAGAATACGCATCTCACCGTTGCGTACCACATAGTATGGGGTCTCGTCCGACTCCCACACCACCTCCACGCCTTCTTGGTTGGTGTAGAACGCTGAGTCTTGCCTCTGCTCGTTCATCTAGTCCTTCACTTCCTCTAGGGATTTCACCCAATCAACTTCTGCCACTAGTTTCCTTTCTTCTCTAGGTACTTGTACAGGCTGTCTGTCCACTCGTCATTGACTGGGCTAATGTAATCGTCCAGTGCTTGACCGAGTACATCGTTGGTCTCTGCCCATGCGTCTTCCACATCGGCGTCCTCGATGTCCTCGCAGTTTACCTGCACATCTTCCTTCGACCACCAAGTGATTACCAACTCTTCATCTGGCTGGTAGTACTTGGTCAAGGTCTCGATAATCTGCTTGACTGTCTGTCCGCTCATTACTTGCTCTCCTCTATCTCGGTTACTTCTACGCTGTCTTGAATCTCTGCGCCGAACATCTGCTCGTTCTCGTACTCTCCACCATGAAACTTAGCGAGGGCTTCCTGCTCGTTGTCTGCTTCGATGTTTGCATAGAACCATTGCTCTCGTGTCCATTCGACTCGGTAAGTTGCCATTAGTCGTTCTCCTCTACATTTAGAATGTCTTCTACAATGACGAGCCACGCCGAGCAATACTGGCAATGCTCTCTAGTCGCAGGAAGTGGGTGGTCTTTGGTCAGCCCCTCTAGTGCGTCAAGCACTTCGTCCAACTCGTGCATTAGTTGTTCTCCTTACTCGTACTCGATGCAGTCAGAGTGGAAACCCTGCACTTCATCGTCCTCGTCATCGTCATCGTTCCACTCAAGGTGGCAGATGTTACAGCCACCCTCGAATGGGGTTGGCTGATAGGGCTGGTACACATCGGTGTCACAGCCACAGGCTGGGCGGTCTTCACAGTCGCACATCGTGTTGCCTCTCTACTTGTTTGCCTTGGCCTCTGCTAGGCCGATTGGTTGTCGCAGTCGTGGCACAGGCCACCCCAAGGGTCGTTCTCTGGCAGAGGTGCTTCGCACTCACCGCACAAAGACTCCTCGTCCTTTTCGACTGAGTATGGGGTTAGGTGTTCTACGACTTGTTCGTAGATGTCTTGAAACGGAGAGTCAGGTAGCACCTGCCCCTGTAGTAGTTGGGCGAGGTGACCAGAGACTTCGTCTAGGTCTTGCTCGTCAATCCAGATAGGGTATCTTGGCATTAGTTGCTCTCCTCTACTTGCTGGTCTTTGGTCACGAGGTACGAGACGAACCCATCGAGTCGCAGGTCATCTACAACCGCATGGGCTGGTGCTGTCGAGCGACCCTTCCATAAGACTCCTTTAGGCAGGTCAATAAGCAGGGTCTCGTTGTCTTCTGCTACTGCTTCGACTGCCTTCTCGGCAGGCTCGACCATGTACTGCGGTACAGGTGGGTAACAGTTGGTCTGGAAGTGCAGGCTGATTGCCGACTTCATGTCCGTGCTACTGGCTAAACCGTACGCTGTGCTGTACCCCATTACTTCCACGCTCCTTCTAGCGTTGCGGTGTTGTCCTCTGGCTCGTCAAAGGCTTGCTTCAACTCTTCCTCGGTCAGGTTGTCAATACGCTTGAGGCCAGCGAACAGCACTCCTTCGAGTGCCTTGGTGAAGTCTTCCATTACTTGCTTCCTTCCATGAATAGGTTGTTCAGCCATTCTGCGAAACTGTTGTCACAGGCTTCGCAGAGTGGGTGAACTTGGTCGGCGTGTTCAACCTCGATTGAGGCGTGGCACTTGTAGCACTCGGTCTTGGTCATTCGGCTACCGCTGGCTCTTGAACAAGGACGGTACGAGTGTAGTTGGAAGTACCCCACGACAGGTCGTGTCCAAGGGCTTCGCCTTCAACCTCAATGGTTGTTCCAGCGTGGTGTCCGTTGTCCCAGTCCTTGACTCGTACTCGACCGCTTACCACAATGCGGTCACCCTTCGAGATTGAGTGGCTTACATTTATAGCCAACTGGCGGAAGACGGTGATGGTGTACCAGTTGTTGTCACCATTGACCCACTTTTCGTTCTTTGCGTCCCACCGTCTCTCGCTTGAGGCTAGGCGGAACGAGGTAATCGGGATACCGTCTTGGGTCACTAGGTGGCGTGGAGTAGTGGCTACTAGCCCAGTCACAGTAATGCGGTCAATCATGTTGCTCTCCTTCTTGGTTGGTGTTGCTTCCTTTAGCCCCCACTTGAGGACTATCAGGTAAAGTTAGTGTTGCTGTCTAGAAATGCTCTTTCATGTACCACTCTGAGCGGTTGGTGTCGAGCAGGGCTTCGAACTCTTCCTCCGAGGACACCCAATAGAAAACTGCATCGTCCACCTGCTCGGCTAGAGGGTTACCCTTCTCCAGAGCCTCGTAGAACTGGTCGTAGAGAGGCTTGTTGGGCAAGAATCCGATGTTGTAATCTCCTCCCCACATTCCGTCTTGCCAGACGATAGTGCGTGGACGGAGTTGGTAGTGGTCGTACCACATGGTGCTTCCTTTCCTAGAGCGTTGTTGCTCGTGCCTGTCGGGGACTCGCACCCCGATGTCTGCTAGTCAGGCTGTTACTTGTTTGCCTTGGCCTCGCCTCGCCGTGTGTACCAGCGACTAGAACGAAGGGTCACGGTAGTCAATGGCTTTGCCAACCAACAACCGAGCGTGGCTCGAACACCACCTGCCTCGCTTGTCCTGTCGGAAGTCGGTGACCGCTTCGCCTCGCTCAAACTTGAATCCCACGATTCGTACGAAGCCTTTCTTGTCCCCACTCTTGTACCGAATGAGGTACTCGACTGACCCAGCGTACGAGTCGCTACCAATGTAGAAGGTGGCTGGTGTACCAGCCTCTGCTTCTTCGACCACGAGGTCGTGTTGCAGTTGCTGGATACGGTCGTTCATGTCCCGCAACTTACGGTACTCTTCGTGGTTGAACTTGTCCCCCACGCTGGCTCGTTGGTGCAACTCGTTGTCCAAACGAGTGACCTCGGCTTCGAGGTCTGCTACCTGCTGTCGCAGGGTGGTTGATGAATCAGTTACCATGGTGTGTCCTTCCTAGTTGGCGGTGGCTTCGAGGTACTTCCAGTTACGCTTCTCAATGGCTCGTGCATTGTAGACACCGCTCATGTCACCACAGCACTTCGAGCCATAGGGGCAGGCTGAGTAGCGGTCACGCAACAACCGAGGGTGGTGCTTCTTACCCTTGCGGTTCTTGTAGTTGGTGTAGCCGTCCTCGTTCAAGCCGAACTGTACCTCGGCTGGCTTGTCCTTGTAGGTGTTGCTCATGTATCTCTCCTTAGTCGGTGGTGCTTCGTCCGAAGGTGGTGCTTACGCTGGCATAGCCAGACAGGTCGTACTCGTAGGTGTCCCACACTACGAAGCCCTGTGGTATGTGGCTTCGGCAGTAGTGACCTGCCCAGTCCCCACTACCTTTGCCTCCAGCGTAGACCGTGGCTGGTATCGTGCAAGGGTGACCGTCATGCTGTGTCTCGCATGACTTCACCTCGTCCTTGATGATGATGTGTCCCATGTTGTCCTCCTATAGGTAACGGTCGGGAATGTGGTCTTCGTGTCCCTGCTCTTCAGCACCCTCTTCAAGCGAGGCTAGGAACTTGCCGTGGTCACGAATCAACTTGCCGAACCTTGCTAGTGCCTTGCCGTACGAGGTGTACTCCTTCGGCTCTTGTCCACCCCATGAGTAGACTCGGTCGTAAGGGTCAAGGTCGTTGGCTGTGTACTTCTCGACAGACCAGCGTGGCTTGCCGTCGTTGTAGTACTGCCCCGACTTCCACGACAACTCGATGATAGTCGGGCTTTCAGGGTCACCTAGAAACAGGCGTTCGTTCATTACTTACCTCCGTTGTTGAGTGAACGCTGGTTGTCTTCCAGCAGGTTGGTGTAGAACCGCTTCAACCATTGGGTCTTGGTCTCGCTTGAGACATTGGTTGAGTACCCCACACGAGCCTTGATGTCGGCCAAGGTGTAGGGGTAACGCTTGACGGTGTTGGTGGCTTGGTCAAGCCCTGAGAGTACTGCTCCTCTTGTGCCTTCCCAGAGACTGATTCGGGTGAACACATCGGCAACATTCTCTTCGGTGATACGACCGACTCCAACTGCCATGAGCAACCAGCAGAGGTTCACGGTCTTGCTCTTCTCCAACTCGTTGGAGTGTAGAGCGTCTAGGTTGGCTACCTTGGTAGCGTTCCAGTCAAGCGACATGGGCTTGTCCTTCCTTCGTTAGGCACTCAAGGCATTGACCGAGGAGTGCATGGTGTGTACTGACTTGGTTGTGGCAGAGGTCGCAGGTTATCTCGTACCCCATTAGGCGTTCGCTCCCTGCTTGGCTTTGTGGCAGTCGGAGCAACTCAGGTACTCCCAGCCGAACTCGGCACAGCGGTACACCAGTCCGTCTATCTCCACTTCGTCTCCGACAGACAGAGCGGTGTGGGTGCGGTCGGCAGGCAGGACTGGCTCGATGATGTCCCAGATGTTGCCCTCGTACCAGTTGGTCTGCTTGAAGAGGTCTTCGAGCAGGTACTTGTCCGAGTAGTCCTCGTACCAGAGAGAGATAGAGGCTTCGGCGTTCTTGTAGCCGAACTCCTTGGCTAGGTCGGTGGCTACCCAGCGAATGACGATGTCGTGCTTCATGACTTGCTCCCTTCGAGCGGTTTGGGTGAGTGTGTTACTCGTGCCAGCCGAGGACTCGAACCTCGGTGTCTGCCAGTCTGGCGGTGGTGCTACTTGGCGGTCTTCTTGGCAGGCTTCTTGGTTGCAGGCTTCTTGGTAACGCCAGCCTCCTTGTAGACCTTGAACGCCAGAGGCTTCTTGTCACCGAGGGTCTTGCGAAGCACGGTGAGCGTTGCCTTCAACTGCTTGCGGACATCGGCCGAGGTGTAGGAGACCTCGTACTCGAACTCGTCAGGGTCTTTCTCGTACGACAGAGCCTGCTTCAACTTGGTGTCCTGCTGGAGAGCCAACTTGCGGACAGCCTCGGTCAGGATAGCCACCTCGTTCACGGCGAGGGTGACTGACTCGGTGGTGGTCGTTGCGGTCATGGTGAGATTCCTTCTTGTTGGTGGATAGAGCGGTGTTGCTCGTGCCTCGGACAGGAGTCGAACCTGTCCTGCGACCTTCGAGGCGGTTGGTGACTAGGCGAAGTACAGAGTCACAGCGGAGTCGAGCAGAGTGGTGAGTCGGTCGGACTCAGCCTGCTCAATGTCCTCGCTGGTGGCGTACGACCAGTTGGTGTTACGGCGGAACTTGGCGAACTGAGCCTCGATTCGCTCGACTGCCTCAGCCAGAGCCTCGGCGTTGATAGCGATGGGCTTGGCACGGTAGTCGGCTTCACGCTGAATCTCAGCGGTCAAGACATCGGCGATGAACTCGGTGGTGAACATGGTTGCTCCTCGGTTGTGGATAAAACGCCCCAACTTCTGGGGGTTACAGGGGGCGTAGCCCCCTGCTAGTGCCATGGACAGGATTCGAACCTGCAACTATCCCTTGGGATAGAACCATTGTCATCGAGACTGGATACTCGACCGACTACAACCAGAGGTTGTTTCGCATGGCTACCGAAGACTATTTATACTCCCGACACTCAGTTGGTTTTCGCCTGTCCCAAGCCCAATGTTGGTGGGTGTTTTTGTCGTTTTTTGCGGAGCCGAAGCAACGCCACGATTACCAGTCGTGGAACGCCAGAGGGTTGGTTAGGTGACCGAGCCTGTTCGCAGTTTCGTTCGATTCGTCCGACCGTATAGGTCGTTGTCCTCCCCCGAAGTGCGGTGGAACGCAGGTGGTATCACCAAGCGAACGCCAGCCGTTTTTGGCTGTGTCCCTTTGCGGAGTCTGCTGTTGAGTTGTCAAACCGTTTCTGCCCCTCCCGAAGGGAGAAGCACCGAGGTGAATCGGGCTGGTGGAGTGACGGCTGGGGAGCGGTACTCACACCATTCGACCCCCACCCCATGACTATCAGGTAAAGTTAGTAGACCCCTTGGGAGAGTAAGGCGAGAGACCTGTTACCTACTCAGAATGACCCCGTCTCGCCCGTAGTCTGGTGATACCGACAGACCGTCCTCGCACGACCTCAGACAGTAGCCCAGCAGGCCACAGGAGGCCCGTAGACGGCACGAAACCCCTCGGCAAGGGAATCACCCAGCCAGCCCCCCATCGCCCCCCTACAGCCCCCCCACGGTTAGACGAGGTTGCGAGCGAACCCGCCCCAGGTGACAGCCATGGTTGACGCTATAAAAGTCAGGCAGTAGCCTAAAACGACGATATTAGTTGTCTGTTAGGGGGTGAAACAACGGTTTCCGCACATTGGGTGGGGGGTTGACAACCGATTTAGTGGTTTATCCCTAAAAGGCCCCACCATCCTTGTCTTCAAAGGGGATAAACTCGCTTGGTGGCACATAGTAACGGTTCTCGAAGTACTCGCCAACCTCTGGGACCTCTAACATTGGCAGGTAACCAAAGATGCGGACCTCTGAGAAGGTGGTGTCGTCGACAACTTCTGTGCCTACAAGGATTTTGCGGGCTTGGATGTCTTTTTCCCACACTGGGACACCGTCACGGGTGCGGCGTGAGCGCACTTCAATGTCTGTGCCAACATCTGGCAGGTTTTTGCGGTGGTTGTGTTCACTATTGGGGTAGGTGATTTGACCTCCCCATACTTGGTGTAAGTATTTTGCTACAGCCCATTCTGTGACGGCGGCTCGGAGCGACGCTAGAAGGTCATGCTCTAAATACTTTTTGTTGTTACCAGCGTAGGATGGCTTGTCTATGGAGCCCCACTTGCCCATCCACCTGTGTTTGGCGGCGTCTACGCACTGATGTACTTCTTCTTTTGTTAAATGAACAGTTATCATTTAATCCTCCTCACTGTCCAGTCTAGTGGTGTGGGGGAGATTTTCCAAGACGGTGGGGGGATGTTTTCCAACAGCGAAACAAGCAATAATGGTGGGGCGTTTTACGATTAAATTTAGGTTTCTATCTGTCACACTAATAGAAAGACTTTAAGGAGTTAATGTCATGGAGTTCAGCAACCAGCCAATCCACAAGTTGCGTAGAGGCGCAGTCTACTCGATTGCATCCGCAACAGGTGCAGCCATGGGACTTGCAGCAGGCCACCAAATGGGGCTACCAGCAGACGCAGACTTTTGGCACCACGCCGTAGGAGACGCAGTACTAGCAGCCAGCGTAGCAGCCCCCGCACTAACAGCGGGCATCCTACACGGCACCGCTAAACTACACGACGCCGTCAGCAAGCGCCAATTCAAGCGCCGCTAAAAAAAAGTTCAAGGGGCGTAAAAAAATTTCCCACGGTTGGAGCCTTCAATGGATAGAAACGAAGAGTTTGTTCGTGGCCGTGGCTACAAACTGTCTGACATAAGTAAAGGCCAGAACAAGTTCACTCAGCCTTGTTTTGAGTGTGATAGACGTGTATACCGCAGCGAAGGGCACATTGTGAAGCCTGAGGGAACAGACAAGATTCAAACAGTCTGTGTGGGGTGCTCCAGCAAATGGTTGTCTAAGTTGTCTTTGAAAGATGACTTAGTTATGAAGAACCTCAAAGACCAGGCCTGGGCTGAGGATTACGCAAAGAAGCAGGGCGACGATGGGCAGAAGTAACGCAGACTTCCACGGTGTGGAGATTAGTATTAAAGGCCATGACGACCTGGAGTCTGCTCAAGAGCACGGTGGCCCTTGGACTATCGAAGCCCATAAGGGCAATAAGCGGGTAGGTTACCTAGAGGGCAAAGGCGAAGTAAAAGATGTGTGGGTACATCCAGACCATAGACGTCAAGGTATTGCCTCTGCTATGTACCGTAAAGCCCGACAATTGGGCATGACTCACTCTACAATTAGAACTGACGAGGGTGAGGCTTGGGCAAAGAGCACAAATGATTATGAACCACGTTGGCTAAGGAGCACACGCAATGACTAGAAATAACATAGATTTTCACGAAGCCAGCGGTAACCGTGTTCTTCAGACATTTCGCACCGTTCATCCTGAAGGTAAGAACTCTGTGTACACCCGTCTCCCAGACAACCGTTGGGAGCGAGAGAAGACCGCAACTGGCGAGACTCACGCTCAAGACCACACAGTGTTTGTGCACCCAGACTATAAAGCAGGAATTAGTTGGGCAAACATGGAGGGCGGCGCAACTTTACTTAAAGGCGGAAAGATTCACCACGTTGCTGGGGTAAATGAGTCAGTTCCTAAGAACCACCCAGACAGGTTGAGGATTGAGCCAGTTCCTGCTTCACACATCTCTTCTGAACCTAGAGAGGGTTGGACACCTGTAGAGTGGAGCACGGAAAACCGTCAAGGACGATTCCTAAGTTCTAGGCATGTGGGTCACCCAGTAGCGCCTATACAACATGGCGACTTCGTATCTCGTTAATCTGTTATACTGAAATTAGACATGCCAATCGGGTGTCTGTAAGAAATACTGTGCTACGGGCAGTGTAAAAACGGTAGTGTAACTACTGTAAAAATGGTATCGTAGCACAGTTGTCGTCTAAGGAGACAACAATGGATACAAACTACCACCCCACTGACCCTCATGAGAAGTACAAGAAAAGGTACCCTAACTCTATTGAGGTTGACACGTGGAAGACCCCTCCGCAGGTTCAGAAGACCCTAACTATTGCGGACCTATTTCCTCGTCTAGACCGCCTATCTATCGGCTGGTCCCCACTCCTTGACCAACTCAAGGAAGTAACTAACAACAAGCCCTCTTATCCTCCATACGACATTGTGTCGTTGAAGGATGACGTCAACCTGCTCAATGTGGCTGTTGCTGGTTTCACTAAGAAGGAACTCAAAGTATCCATTCAGGATTCCGTCCTAACCATTGAAGGTAAGCGGGCAATCAAGCAAACTGGTGAACTTCTTTACCAAGGCATTGCTGCTCGTGATTTCAAGTTAGAGTTGGCTGTCGCTGAGTACTGGGAAATTACTAATGCTCAGTTGGAGAATGGTATGCTTACCATTCAGTTCAACAAAGAACTTCCTGAAGAAAAGAAGCCAAAGGTTATTGACATCAAGTAAAGATGTGATAATCTTTTTCTTACTAAGGGTTAATCGCCTTAGTCGGAAAGTTGGCAACCGTAATAAGCCAAACGCTGTCCAGGCAGAGTGAACAATCTGGCGTGAGGAGTTCTACGAGAAAACTCGGAGTTAGTCACTCGGCTTAGGGAACGACTCACGGGGCACCAGCCTGATTAGTTGGGTGCCCCACTTTGACCTATGGCGCAATTGGCAGCGCAAGGAACTGTTAATTCCGAGGTTCTTGGTTCGAGTCCAAGTAGGTCAGCAAACAGAATCTCGACGGAGAGTCTGGAGCATGGCTGAACGAAGCCCCTTGTCTAGATGGGGTGAGAAAGGCACACGGTTGGGATTAGCGTCCCCGCTCTTAGCGGAGCACGGCTGTGGTAGGACTAAGGCGGTACTATAATGTGGTATCTAGACTTCTCCTTGGTGGTAATAGACAACCCACCTGCTCACCTTTGCCTCTATAGTTAAACGGCTATAACCACGCTCTTGTAAAGCGTAATTGAGGGTTCGATTCCTTCTAGGGGCTCGGAAAGGAGCACAACATGACTACCATGCAAAACTTAAAGCGTAAACTAGCCGCTTCAGAAAGTCGTTGGGAAGCAGTTCAACTTACTGCTGCTAATGCACAGCATGAACTTGACTACGCTGTGGCAATCTTTGAGAAGCACAAAGAAGAGTTGTCTACTGAAGAGTTGCAATCGACTATGGCTCAGATTGACGAGCAGAAGAATAAAATCAAAAACTATTTGTTGAATGGACGTCAGGTTTTCACTCAAGACAGCCTGCGTCTAAACGGCGCTATAAGCCGTTTGGAGGAGAAGAATGCCTAGTTACGCCTATCGATGCCCAAAGTGTCTTGACGTCCAGATTATAGCCCATTCCATGGCTGATACGCCCACTGTCCTGTGCGCTGCTTGCAGTGTAAGTCGTGTTAAAGTCCCTCAGACTGTTGGAGTTGCCTTCAAAGGTGGCGGCTGGGGCAAAGATAGTTAATTTTTAGTTAGCAACTGGAGACCCTAGTACTTATGTGCTAGGGTTTTTCTTACAACTGAATAGAGAGCAACACTTTAACAATAAACGACCAAGTACTCACGCAAGGAAAGGTAGGTCGCTAAATGAAGAAGTTCATTGCAATTAGTGCCGTTGCACTAGTAATGACAGGCTGCGGTTCAACATCGGCTGCAGCACACGAAAGAACTAGTGCAGTAGTTCTCCAGCCACAGACCGTGGCTGTTTCTTTTCTGAACAACCTAGAGGCGAAGCAACAAAGTTTTCTTCGAACCATGGAACTTCAGCAGGGAAGCAACAAGATAGAGAAGGTAATCAATAACCTAAAACCACACATCAACAAAACTTGGTATGTGTTTTCAGGGGCCAGCCCTAATGGTTGGGACTGTTCAGGTATGACAATGTGGGCTTACTCCCAAATTGGAATTAATCTTGAGCATCGAGCATCAAAACAGCAAAACGCTGGAATACAGGTGAAGTCTCCTAAGCGTGGAGACATCGTAGTATTCACCTATAAGGGAAGCAAGTCTGCTTATCACGTAGGCATTTACGTTTCCCCCGATAAAATGATTCATGCTGGTGGTGGAAGAGGCGAACACACAAGTGTCGTTTCCATCAGCAAGTTCGCTGGCAAATACAGCAAAGTCACTTATCGTAGACTTCTCGAATCTTTGTGATAAACTAATAAAGTAAAAACTCCCCCGCTGGCATTCGCTGGTGGGGGAGTTGTCTTTTTTGTGTTAGGATTTCTGGCATGGATATTCAATTTCGTTCAGATATGACCGTAGAACTAATCGACTCAATGGGAGGTGACTACAGTGTTGTTCGGAGTGCTCGTGTTAGTAGCGGTAGTGTTGCTAATGATTCATCTAGCGACGTGGGGCTAATCAACTACCTCATGCGTGACCGTCACGGCTCGCCATTTGAGCACGCTGTGTTTACTTTCCGTATTGAAGCCCCACTATTTGTATTCAGGGAGTTTCAGCGTCATCGTATGGCTTCCTACAATGAGGAGTCTGGCCGTTACAAGGAACTAGAGCCTGTGTTCTATGTCCCAAATGGGGACCGTAACCTAATTCAGATTGGCAAACCTGGTGCTTACACATTTGAACCAGGAAGTGAATACCAGCAAAAACTTACTATTGACTTACTTAAACAAACTGCTAGGGGAAGTTACAATGTGTACTTCAACTTGCTAGGTGCTGGGGTAGCCCGTGAAGTGTCCCGAATGGCATTGCCTCTAAACATCTACAGTTCAATGTATGTAACTATGAACGCTCGTTCTCTAATGAACTTCTTGTCGCTTCGCAGCGACGAGCAGGGAACTTATCCGTCGTTTCCACAGGCTGAGATTGCTTGGGTGGCTAGGGACATGGAACTTATATTCAGTGAGAAAATGCCTCACACTCACATGTCGTTTGTAAAGAATGGGCGAGTAGCCCCTTAGTGGCTCCCCGCCAAGGATTCGAACCTCGATAACCAGGACCAAAACCTGGGGTCTTGCCGTTAGACGAACGGGGAATGTTTGGCCAGCCTATCACAGTTTATTTTGCGATACTAGATGCGTACACATGAACTAACTTTAAGGCAGAGACTGACATATGCTATCTAACGTTGAATTTGGGCGGGGAATGAGCCAAGGCTCTTCTACCGATTCAAAGCAATGGACAGACAATAACGCTGCCTACAGTCGCTCAGGTTCTGTGGCAGAAGACCCCCGCTACGATGGGGCAAGTTCAGACAACATGAAGTTTGACGGAGATAAGAGCGGTTCTGGCAATAACCCCAACATTGGGAAGATTGGATGGGGCTCGTGAGTGCTCCTCTTTCAGGCCAGTTTAATCAGGACATCAATCAGGCTACGGGCTATTTTGGTGGCCCTCGTAGGCAGATAGCCCCTCGTGGAGTTATTGGCATTCCACAAGACGGACCAGTCTACGCTGGGTCCGCAGGAATTTATTGGAACCAGATGCCCGCATTTATCGCAGGTATTTCTGACTACTCAGGACTAAGCACAGAGACAGGCGTCCCTATGGGTACCCCCGATGTGCAGAACGAGGCAAAAGTTGGTGGAGGACCCGCACAAGCGGAAGTCCCTGACTACGGCGGTACAGCCGCTTACTAAGGAGAGATTTGAAGACACTGCGGATAATCGCAGTACTAATCGTCGTAATATTCCTTGCATTTGCACCGCTACTAGCCGTAATACCAGCCCTTGCTAATGAGACCGTAAACGGTTCTGCCTGGGAAAATGAAACCCTTTCATTGACAGCCCCCGAAGGCTATTACTTCAGCGGGGTTGAGTCGTCGTACTATGGCAACCCTCATACTGACCAAGCCATTGGTTGCTCCGCAACTGACCCCGCTCCAGTCTTTGCTGCTTTTGTTGGAAAGACATCGGGAAGCATTGTGGCTAGTAATGGCGTATTTGGTGACCCATGCCCTGGAGTCTACAAGATTCTTACTGTGGCATTGTTTATTCAGCCTGTGGCAACTCCCACACCAACCCCTACTAGGCCAGTCAGGCCTCGACCTACTCACACCTCAACGTGGACTCCTAAGCCTACCGTGGAACCAAGTGCAACACCTACAGAAAGTGCAACACCTGAGCCTACGGTAACTCCTTCCCCAACCCCAAGTGCAACGGAGGAACCGACAGTTGAACCAACACCCACTCCCACTACACCTACGCAAGAGCCAACATCTACACTTACGCCGACCAAGAAACCTACTTCAATCCCAAGTCAGGCGTTCACCCCAACGCCAGTCACTCCAGAGCCGAGCAGTAGCCCCGAAGTTACTCCCGTAGAACCAACTCCGACACCAACTGTTGAGGCTCCAACAGAAGAAGTGCTGCCTATTTTGGCAGTGGCTGATGCTTTGAACAACATCGGTAAAGACATGTCCCCAGAAGTACGCAAACGGGCTCAGAAAGAAGTAATCGCTGCCGTGATTGTCACACAGGTAGCCCAAACAGCAGTCGCAGCAGCGGCTAGAAGAAGGAAATAATGAAGATTCTAAAAGACCTGCTGGACCAGGCTTGGACACTACTAGGTATGTTCATTGCTTGGCTAGTCCTAGAAGGCTCTGCTCGCACAGTAGTTGGCTGGGGAATCCTGCTAACTATTGGTGTATGGGTAGCAACGTTCCCACTAAGAAATAAGGAATAAATATGGCAAAGGAAGTAGTAATCCGCAATTGGCGTATGCCTCTTGACGGCAAGTTCAAGTATGGCCCTCTGTTTGGCGTCAAGGACTCTTGGCACCCAAATGGTCACCGTGGCACCGACTACAACGGCTTTAAGGCTGGAGAGCCACTGCTTGCAGTTGCTGACGGCACTATTGCCCTAGTTAAGTTCAGCAAGGTTCTTGGCAACATTGTTGTACTTCAGGTTGGTGGCAAGTTCTTTGGTTACTGTCACATGCAGAAGCCTTCGAAGTTGAAGGTAGGAGCCAAGGTCAAGTCTGGTGACGTAGTTGGTTACGCAGGAACAACTGGTTCTGCCTCAAGCGGTGTTCACCTTCATTTCACTCTTGGCGAGGATGTAAACGCAGTAATCGGCGGTAAGGTATACGACGCCGACGCCTTCCTCAAGAAGAAGATTGCCGAAGAAAAGGCACTCAAGAAGGAGACTGCTCTGCCAGTAGTTTCTGAGCCAGTAGCCCCGAAGGCAGTAGAACCAAAAAACACATGCCCACATTGCAACAAGGAGATTCAGTAATGAAGAAACTAAAGAACCTACTACTACGCTCACTGGGCGTAATCCTATTTTCGTTTATTCCAGGTATGGCTGTTGGTGCTCCAACAGTTGGTTGGCTACTAGGTGGAATCACTGGTGTGCTAACTGTTTTCTCGTCCATTGTTATCTACTTTGGCGTACAATTGGCCTGGGACGCCCACATTTCAGATGAAGACATCGAAAAGGGTTTTCGTGCAGCCGTTGCAAAGCAGGCAAGCGAAAGCAAGGAAGTAGCCGAAGCCGTAAAGACTTCTGCTACTGATTCTGCAGACCTAGATGAATTTGGCGACCTATCCGACTTAGCAGACGACGACGAAGAAGTATAAATGATTGAAAGAAAGCCTCTGGCACCAAACAACCGTTCAGTATCTAAACTGAAGCAGGAGTTTGCTGTGTCAGAGGTTTTTCACATCAGGTACCCAAAGAATGGCGAGCGCCAGTCCGTGTTCAGTTACGCTAGGGCAGGTCGTCAAAATTCAGAGGGATTTGGTGGAGGACGCTTAATAGGTAAGTAGCCCACCCTGCAATGGTGGCAGTCCACCCAAACACCCTGAGATTGCGGGCAAGTTTATCTTTCGAGCCTTGGGCCAGCCAAGATAAAAACAACATAAAAAGAGTGCTGAGCACTAAAAACGCTGCTATTAAAGTTTTGAACATGGCAAGAGCATACCATGCGAAACCTGCTATGTATACGAGACACTTGTATAAGTAAAGGCAAAGCACTATAAGGAGCCCTACGTGGACTGGATGATTGTTCAAACGACTGCTGTGATTGTAAGCATAGTCGTTGGAGGTTTGACCATTCTAGGTTTCCTGTTGAGCGTTTGGCGCAAGATTAGTCTTTGGAGTCAAAACTGGGACCTCTTTATGGAGGATTGGCGTGGGGCAGAGGAGCGTGCTGGAAGAGACGCTGTGCCTGGTGTTATGGAGCGTCTAAACCGTATTGACGGAGAACTCAAGCACAATAGCGGTTCCAGTATGAAGGATGCGTTGAAGCGCATTGAAGCCAAAGTAGACCGCTTAGACGAGCGGATTGAAAAGGGCGATAAAAGGTTTAAAGACGGGGAACTGCGCTTTGAGGCTATTGAACTTGAAGTGAAGAAGATAAAGGAAAAGAACTAATGCCAGGACGCAGTTATCTGCCCACTCAGGGCGTAAGCATGATGCAGTTCCAGCCCTACAACCTAGGTAAAAAGGTTGGTGAGGGCATTAAGAAGGGCGTTACCCTAGGTGCCGAGTATGGCAAGGCTGTGTCCACTGAAAAGGCTGCTGCAGCCCGTAAGTTGGCTAAGCAGAAGATTGCTGAAAAGAAAGCACTTCCTACTAAAACTCAAATCTCCTTTGGCCCTACTCTTCCTGTTAGTCCTGGAAAAATGCCTGCTCCAGTTAACCGTGGTAAAGATGCAGGTAAGTTTGAATCCAACCCAGCCTATGGTAAGTGGAAGGGCGATGCCCGCAAGTTTAACTCTGGCATGTCTATGCAGCGTGTAGTTCAGGGCCACTCCGCTGACTTGGGAGATTCTGCTACAAAGATTCCTGGAAAGACTCCTCCTCCAAAACTAAGCAGGAGCAAAGCAAGTCAGACTAAGGCTATGAACGAGGCTCAGCGTATTGAGGGCGTAAGAAACACCAACATTCAGGCAAACCAGCAGCGTCAGGCATTTCAACAGAAGTGGCACCACCGTTCTGGTGGGGCTGCTCCATCAGGCCTTGCATCGGATTCGGCCAGAATCCATCACCTATAGATTTAGCATTACAAATCTGCCTTTTTAAGGCAGTCTGTTATTAAGGTTTAAGGAGTTAACCATGGCGAAATGCGCTAACTGTGTATCGGAATCACTATACGTGTACCAAATTACTGCTGGCTACTCGATTGAGTACTGTCAGCGACACTTGCCTAAATCGCTTTACTCGCTGCGTAACAGTGGCGGCTTGTCAAAGCCAAAGGTGGAAGTTGCTGCCCCTGTGGTCGAGGCTCCTGTAAAGAAGGCTAAGAAGACCGTAGTAGAAGAGCCTGTAGTAGAGACCCCAGTGGTAGAGGACGATGCCACTAGTTAGAAAGTTTGCGGTTCAAGGTCACGCTGTACCTCATGGGTACACTAGGCCCCTAGGACCGTTTCCACCAGAGGTGCTGGCTCAGCCTAGGGTGGTTTATGAACATGAGCACCAGGACTCCTTACACGAAGCACTAGACGATGTCCGTATGTTCCGATGCAGGGATTGCGGAAACATCTTGTACGAAGATGAACTTATTATGCACGTGTGTGAGGAAGAAGAATAATGACCAATCCAGTTGATGACCTAGGAAACGTACGTGTCGACTTTGCATGGGGTAACCTCCCTTTGCAGCCAGACGACCAGCGTGGCGAAGACATCCTAGACCCAGAACTAGACAACCACATCATTGCTACCTCTGGTTACCAGGGTTTCCCTGCGTTTATCACTGGTGGCGTATTTGATGACACTATCGCAAACGCCGTAGTTCCTAACCTAGTTGGGCTGAACCTTATTGGTGTAGGCAACGCCCTTACTGCTGCGGGCCTAGTTGGTAGCAACACCAACTCTAGTGTTGGCGCTACTGCTGAGAACAACGGCCTAGTGAAGAGCCAGGCGACTGCTGCTGGAACCACTGTAAACGTAGGCACCACTATTAACTACGTTACTTACCTGTACACAGCGTAAGAATTTCCCCAGTGCACGGGGATTAGCAACAAAACACTCTAGAGAAAGAAAAACTATGACATACCCAACAGATGACGCAGGCAACGTACAGGTTGACTTCGTTTGGGGAAACTTTCCCCTACAACCAAACCAGGACCGTGGCCTAAACACCCTAGACTACAGCCTAGACAACCACGTAATCGCTGACATTGGCTGGTCTAACTATCCTTCATTTATTCCTAACTACGCAGGTGACGAAGACGCTGACCTTGAGGTTGTAGTTCCAACCCTTCGTGGCCTTGCCAGAGTAGCCGCTCAGACAGCCCTTACAGACCTAGGCCTAGTACCTGATGTACAGTATTACCCAAACTTCGGTGAAATCACCAATGTTGTAAGTTCTGGTAAGACTATTACTATTACTACATCTACTGCTTGGGGCGATGACCTTCGTCCTGGTGATGTGGTCAGCGTTTACTACAACGACGGAGACGCAATCAGCGGTACTTGGTCAAACGTTAAGTTGCTGACAATTGATGGCTACACCATTACCTTCAAGGTGGCAACAGCCCCATCGCCTGCCCTTGACTTTGCAACTACTAACAGTTACATGTTCAACAATGACAACAACGTAGTTTACGCAGACCCTGTTGCGGGAACCATTGTCAACGCTGGTAGCACAGTAGTTCTATGGTGCATGAGTGGTGACTAATTAACCAAGTAAGTAAACCGTGCTGCCGATACACTGGTAGCACGGTTTATTTATTTAAGGAGCAAAATGGTAGACCCAATCATCCCTTCTGGAGGGAAGTACCCCTCGAAGGCTGAACTTCAACGTAAAAGTGACTTGGGCTTTATTTTTGAGGATGTCTACGGACTCTCCTACGACCGCCGTACTCGCACTGGTAAAACAGCGGGCGAAGTGTTTAACAGCGACGAAGCAGTCGCTACTGTGTGGGGCGACACTGAGTACCAAGGTGCAGGAGTATTTTACGCACCTGATAAGTATGGGTACGACACTAGAACTGATGAAAACATCGGAGATAGGTCCACAGCGTTTGGTCCGCAATCTCTCGTAGATGTTCCGACATCTTCCACTAACTACTCTAGACCGAGAACGGTTGCTGCTGCTTGGAGTCCTAGTGAGAACGACCCTATGCTCGGCACCATGACCGTGGTGTTCCGTGATGGCACATTTTACAACTACTACAAGGTAACTCGTTCTGAGTGGATTGCGTTCCAGTCTTCGTACTCAAAGGGTCGACCATGGCTAAACCGACGCTCAACCAGCGGTAAGCCTGGAGCCCAGGCTGTAGATGGCTTGTTTATTGATAAAGAACGAGGGCCAGCAGACCCTGAGAGTGTCCCAGCCGCTATCCGTGAGCAGTTGTACCGTGTGGCTCGTACCCAGCAGATTGTGTCTAATAGGTACATGCGCCCAGGTAAAAAGACTCACGACATGACTAGCGTATTTACAGGCGGCAAGTTGGGTGAAACTAAACGAGTTAAAGAGCCCCTTCAGCGGGCAGAGTACCGCAAACCTACCAGTACTCCTGGTAAAAACCCTCACAGACTTAATGGTACGAATCCTTATCACAAACGAAAAGCAAGTTAGGCAATGGCTAAGGTACACGACTACGGAAAACACAATCGGTTCTTTCAGTATTACAAGTTCTACCCAGCAAACTGGGGTTGGAAAATAGTAGTCAGGGGTTGGACTCAAGAGATTGAAGAGCCCTTTAGAACTGCTGAGCCACTTATAGTGAGACTTCCTTTTAAGAAGGCGTTAGTATTTGGGCAGTGGACTGGACAACTAGACGAGGAACGAGCGCTCAGTAGAGCGGTTCAAGAACGGGTATTAAAAGATGAAGATTTTGACAAGGAAAAAGGGTGGACTCCAGCAGAGCAAGTTGGAGAAGAGGATTACGAATATCTCTACACCTGATTTGATTACGTGGGCTGAAAACGCCCTGTATGTCATTGGTAAAGAAGTAACCCATTCTGTTCGAAGCAGGGACAAGGCTCTCCTTGAAGAGGCCCTAATGGGCGCTGAGGCACTTACTGCCATTATCAAAGAACTTATGAAGAGGTCTGAGGTATGACAGACGATTTTGAAGACAAATTTGAAGAGATTACTCCTGAGTCTTATCAGGAAGACACCGAAGCCGACAGTGTCGATTTCGAAGAAGATGTTGTAGATGAACTAACCCAAGGGTTTGTTGACCGTCTTGTAGACAAAATCATGAAGTTCATGGTGGTGCTGGTTGGCCACGACTTGCACGTTTACCAGAAGCCTTTGGCTCGACGAATGATTGAGTCTGTCATCCTTGGAGACGGTGAAACTCTTACTGCTTTGGCTGCACGTCAGTCAGGTAAGTCTGAGACAGTAGCCGACACAGTAGCCACGCTAATGGTCCTACTGCCTCGTCTAGCCACCATGTACCCTGACTTGCTGGGAAAGTTTAAGAATGGTTTGTGGGTGGGCTTGTTCGCCCCTACTGAGGGTCAGGCTGAAACTTTGTTTGGGCGTACGGTTACTCGCCTAACTTCTGAGCGGGCCCGTGAAGTTCTGGGCGACCCTGAGATTGACGACCAGGCTGCTCGTATCGGTGGTGTAACTCGTATGATTCGCTTGAAAAACTCAGGCTCCACCATCACAATGATGACCGCTAACCCACGAGCCAAGATTGAATCTAAATCATTCCATCTTGTGGTTATTGACGAGTGTCAAGAAGCGGATGACTTCACCGTTAACAAGTCAATCTCCCCGATGATGGCGTACTATGCGGGAACTATGGTTAAGACTGGAACTCCTACAACCTCCAAGAACAACTTCTACAACTCTATCCAGTTGAATAAGCGTAGGCAGACTGGCTCTAAGTCCCGTCAAAACCATTTCCAGTGGGACTGGCGAGATGTCGCCAAGGTAAACATGGACTACAGCAAGTTCATTAAAAAAGAAATGATGCGTATTGGTGAGGACTCTGACGAGTTCCAGATGTCGTACAACTGTAAGTGGCTTCTTGAGCGAGGCATGTTTGTTTCCTCAAACCTTATGGATGAACTCGGAGACACTTCTCAAGAACTTGTGAAGATGTGGCACCAGACACCTGTGGTTGTGGGCATTGACCCTGCCCGTAAGATGGACTCCACAGTTGTAACCGTTGTGTGGGTGGACTGGGATAGGCCAGACGAGTTTGGATACTTTGAGCACAGAGTACTTAACTGGCTTGAACTACAAGGTGACGACTGGGAAGAACAGTACTACCAGATTGTGAACTTCCTTGCTAACTACGATGTCCTTGCTGTTGGAGTTGATGCTAACGGTGTAGGAGATGCGGTTGCTCAGCGTCTTAAGATTCTCTTGCCACGCTCCGAGGTAGTTCCGCTAACCTCCAGTCAGACAGAGCAGTCAGGTCGTTTCCAGCACCTTCAGGGCTTGATTCAGCGACGAATGTTGGGCTACCCAGCACACGCTAAGACTCGTCGTCTACGTATCTGGAAGCGTTTCTACCAGCAAATGACTGACGTCGAGATTAAGTACAAGGGTAAGAACTTCATTGTTGCTGCCCCAGACGAGGCTTACGCTCACGATGACTTTGTGGACTCTTTGGCTATTGCTTGCTCCATGACTAAAGACTTGGTAATGCCAACTGTAGAAGTTTCTTCTAACTCGTTTTTTTAGCAACATAAATTTGCTTTAAACAGTCAAACTATTTAATGGAAATACTGCAGTTTTCCATTCCCACATTTAAGGAGTACCCATGGGTATCGGACCTACCCCTCAGTTCCCTGAGCGTTCGCCTCAGGTTTACGAGCGCAAACTGGCTGGCAACGTTGAGCGTCGTGGCCCTCTTCGCTTCGAAGAAGGCGTCGCAACTGACACTGACGTTCCTACCGACTTTGAGACTGGTATCATGAACGGCTTTGCAGCCGCTCCTGGCCGTCCAAACCGTAACGCACCAGTATGGCAGAAGTCTGCTGCTGAGACCCTAAGTGAGCGTGCTCACGTAGGTTCGGCAGCCTGGATTGAGGCACCAACCTTCCTCGGTGAGTTTGCTCACGGCTCGTTTACTCAGGCCGCTGAACAAATCGTAGAGGTCAAGGCTGTATCGGGTGCTCGCACCCAGCGCCTCAACCCAACCGTAGTCAACGACTAATAACGTTTAGCAACCTATCCCCATCCAGTTCTACTAGGGTGGGGATGGGTGCTAACGTGAGGAGTAGACATGGCACAGGTGCCACTAAACAAAAAACTTTATGACATGGTCGTCTTTCAGGCCAAGCGTAAGTATAAGACTTACCCAAACCCAGGTGCTAGTCACTGGGTACACAAGCGTTATGTCGAACTAGGCGGACGCTTTGAGGATACTAGCGAAGACACAAAACGCAAGAAGGTTGCTCGCCAAGTCTTTCAGAACAAGTTGAAAGAAAAGATGGCGTCTAAAAACCACGACGCTCGTTTATCTAAGGACAAGAAGCACGGAGATAAGTAATGTCTTTCATGGACTTCTCCCCTCCTTCTTATAGGGCGGCATCAAGCGACTTAACAATCAGTATTTCCCCTTTGGGCCTGGTTGAACTTGCTGATGAAGAGTTTGAGGTTCACGGTCCTCGTCTAAACCGTTACTCGCTCAACTGGGCTATGTACCTTGGTCACCACTGGGGTTACCGCCGTGAGCAGGGCGAAATGCAAATCTCGATGAACTATTACCGTTCATTCATTGACTACATTGCCCGTTTTACTTTTGGTAACGGAGTTCACTTCCGTTCCCCTAAAGCCACTGAGGCTATCATTCCTGACCGCCTTGAGCGAGTTTGGGAAGTAGACAACGACAAGCAACGCATCCTTTTGGAGATGGCACAACTTGGCGGCATCACTGGTGACTGCTTTGTTAAGGTTGCTTACGAAGAGGCTTGGGAAGACACCATCGGCCGTTTCCACCCAGGACGTGTCCGTATTCTTCCTTTGAACTCTGCCTTTGCTTTCCCTGAGTTCCACCCTCACGACCGTACTCGTTTGCTTCGTTTCAAGCAAAAGTACCGCTTCTGGGGTACATCCCTAGAAGGAACTCGTCAGGTGTTCACTTACACCGAGATTCTTACTGACGACATTATCGAAGAGTACATCAACGATGAACTAATCGACAGCCGTCCAAACCCACTGGGTCAAATTCCAGTGGTACACATTCCTAACATCCCAGTATCGGGTTCTCCATGGGGACTGTCGGACGCTCACGACATCATCAGCATTAACCGTTCTTACAACGAAATTGCTACTGACGTTGCTGACATCATTAACTACCACGCTGCCCCAGTAACAATTATTACTGGTGCTAAGGCTTCTAACCTTGAAAAGGGTGCTAAGAAGGTTTGGGGTGGTCTACCAAAGGACGCTCAGGTATTCAACCTTGAGGGCGGTGCTGCTGGTCTAAATGGAGCAATGCAGTACATGGAGATGCTGAAGCGTTCCATGCACGAAATCATGAACGTACCAGAGACTGCTCTTGGTCAGGTTCAGCCAATCTCTAACACCTCTGGTGTAGCCCTTTCAATTCAGTTCCAGCCTCTTATGAACCGTTGGAGCCAGAAGGTTTCCCAGTACGGTAAGGGTCTAGAGCGCATCAACGAGTTGGTCATCCTTAACCTTGCGGTTAAAGAGCCAGAGACTCTGATTTACAACCCAGACACTGATGGTCCAATCAAGGAAGGTCAACTTACCCAACTTGACCCTAATGACCCTCTTACCTACATTACGTTCACACACTTCCCTCCACCACTTCCTCTAGACAAGTTGGTGCTTCTCAACGAGTTGCAGCAGAAGATGTCTATGGGACTTGAGTCCAAGGAAGGCGCTTTGCGTCAACTTGGCGAAGAGTTCCCAGAGGAGAAGTTGGAAGAGATTCGTTCAGAACTTATTAGCGACGCTGAAGCCGAAGGTGCTCTCAACCTAGTTAAGGTCCAAATCCAAAAGCAGATTATGGACATGACTGGAATGATGGCTGGCCCTGACGGCAGTGCCACTCCTATGGACCCAATGATGATGGGTGACGGAGACATCCTTGGTGATGGCATTTTGGGTGACCCACAGCAGACCGCTAATGACCCAAACCTAAACACTAACCCAGTCGAACTGCAGGGTGAAGCCGAGATTAGGAACAACCTAGTCACAAAGGCTTATGGAACTAAACTCTCCCAGCGCAGTGCGATTGACAGGGATTAAAAAATCTTTAGTTAGTAAAAGAGTTTAGGCACACAAGTACACCGTTTTAAGGTGAACTTATGTTGTAACAAGGTAAAGGTCATGTGGCATTAACTCGGAAAACGACCAAGAGAACGAAAAGAGAAAACACTTATGGGAAAAGATACCCCTGAAACTGCAGAAGATGCAGTAGTTACAGAAACCGCTCCAACTCCTTCTGAGGCTTTTGCTGACGAGGTTAACACTCAAGGTCAGTTTACTGCTGAGGACATTGCTAAGGCACGTGCTCAGGAGAAGGCCAAGGTGTACCCTCAGATTGAAAAGTTGCAAGAGGAACTTTCCGTCTTGAAGAAGGAACGTGAAGAGCAGGCCGCTCGTGAGGCAGAACTCAAGGAGCGTCGTGCAAAGCGTGAGGCTGAAAAGGCACTGGAGCAAAAGAAGCAAGAAGAAGCAGAACTTGAGGTTCGTGACCTACTTGCTAAAAAGGAACAAGAATGGGCTGCTCGACTTGAAAACGAGCGCCTTGAGCGGGAGAAGGCATTTGCCCTTCTTGAGCGTGAACGTGAGTTCCAGGAGTTGACCTCTTTTAGACAGCAACGCCTAGAGCAAGAGCGTGAAAACATCATCCCTGAATTGATTGATTTGATTTCGGGAAACACCAAGGAAGAAATTGAGCAGAGCATCCTTGGGTTGAAAGAACGTTCTGCAAAAATCTTCGAGTCTGTTGCACAAGCAAGTCAGCAGACTCGCAAGGAGATGGTTGGTTCTCGTGTAACGATGCCAGCCTCTGGACCCCTCGACAACGATTCGGAACAAAGTTCGTACTCTCCTAATGACATCTCCAAGATGTCGCTGGCGGATTATGCGAAGAACCGTGCCAAATTGCTTGGCACAGCAAGCAACAACAGAGGTCAGGGTCTCTTCGGATAACCCCAACAATAAACAATCCTGAAAGGAAAAACCTAAATGGCATCTGCTATTACAGGTTCGGGCCAACTCGCTTCGGCCCCAACAGCGTACAGTGGCTCAAACAGCCAACTGTCGCAGGCAATTCAAACAATCTGGTCGAAGGAAATCCTATTCCAGGCCATGCCAATTCTACGCTTCGAGCAGTTCGCTGTTAAGAAGACTGAACTTGGTGTTGCACCTGGTCTCCGTGTTAACTTCCTACGTTACAAGAACTTCGCAGTGGACCCAACTCCACTTACCGAAGGTGTACGTATGACCACCAACGCACTGACCGCAGAGCAGATTGCTATTACCGTTGCTGAGCACGGCTACGCAGTTGCAGTTTCCGAACTGCTTCTGAACGCTTCGTTCGACGACATCATGGCTTCGGCTTCCCGCCTTCTAGGTCGCCACATGGCACAGTACCTAGACGTTCAGGCTCGTGACACCCTTTCGGCTGCTACTTCGGCTGTATTCGGTTACGACCGTTCGGGCATCACTGGCGGTGCTTTCACCAACTACGACGAGGGTACTGCTGCAACTTCGCTGGCTGGCGTTACTGCTGACCACAAGTTGACCACTGGTGCTATCAAGGATGCCGCTCTTACCCTTGCTGGTAAGAACATCCCTCGTATCGGTGAGACCTACGTTCAGTTCATCCACCCTAAGCAGTCTCGTGACCTTCGCTCGAACCCAGAGTTCATCGAAGTTACCAAGTACGCTGCTCCAGGTAACTTCATGCTAGGTGAGATTGGTCGTCTATACGACGTCGTCTTCATCGAGACCACTCAGGTCAAGAAGTTGGCTCAGGGTACCGTAGTTGACTACAGCGGTGCTATCGGCGCTCTCACTGACCAGACCAGCGTTCCTGTAAAGGCTAACACTGGCCCAGGTCTTGGTGGTAACCCAGAGAACCCAGGCGCAACTGCTCCTACTGGTACTCTAACCGCTGATGTCTACGAGTCGATTATGATTGGTGACAACGCATTCGGTCACGCTATCTCGCTTCCAGTTGAACTCCGTGACGGTGGTGTTCTTGACTTCGGTCGTGAGCACGCTCTTGCATGGTACGCCATCTGGGGTCTTGGTATCATTACCGACCAGGCTATTACTAAGGTTTACACCGCTTAATAGCAAACAACTCGCTGAAGGTGGGGGCTCCGTAAGGGGCCCCCATCCAAGGCAAACAAATAAACAAACAGGAAGACAATTATCGTGGCAAATAAACCAACTAGTCCTCAGGACGCAACAGGCCGTGCAGCAGAAGAGGCTGCCAAGCGCAACGCCGCTGAACTTGACAAGCGACGTGAAGAAATCTCTATCAGCCGTCAGGCTGAGGCTATCAGCCTAGAGAACGACGTATTCGACCCTAAGAAGCCTGACGAGCCTCTACTTATTGACGAGGTTGAAGAGGTCGGAGTTTCCGTAAACAATGACAAGGTAGTTATTCGTACTATCTCTGACATTGAGGATATGACTTTCGGCGTGGGCAATAACTACACCTTTAAGGCTGGAGTTAAGTACTCAGTCCCACGTGAACTGGCTAACTATCTTGCTCAACTAGGGTACACCTGGAAGCAGTAATAGCCCTTTAGACTGTCCCCCTTGCTGGTACTCCCGCCCTCCTCCCAGCAGGGGGGACTTTTCACGTTTGGGCTGTATTTATCCCCTAAATCGGGGAACATAGAACCATAAAGATTTTGGAGGATTCGTGGCAACGATTTCAAGCCTCATTAGTAGGGTACGCCTAGAACTTGGCGACCTCGGTAAGACTTTCGTCGAACAGTTCGTTGCAGACGGGTCTACCAACCGTTTTAAACTCCAACACGCTCCTCTAGAGGGAACTAGCCTCATTGTGTACCTAAACGGAGTTGACGTCTCCGACACCTGCTCCGTAGAAGAATCTACAGGAATTCTAGTTCTAACAGACGTACCTGCAGATGGTGACGAACTTACTATTAGCGGAACTTACTACCGCTACTTTACTAACGCTGAACTTACTACACTGGTTACGGATGCTGTAGGACAGCACTCGGCAGGTCACTTAGATGAAATTGGCCGCAAGATAACTCCAGAGAACCTCCCAGTCATTGAAGAGTATCCTGTTGCAATTTACGCCGTAACTTTGGCTCTGTACACTCTTGCTACAGACTCCGCTTTTGACATTGACATTCAAGCCCCAGACGGTGTGAGCATCCCACGTTCGGAGCGTTACCGCCAACTTATGGACATGGTAACTGCTCGTCAAACACAGTACCGTGACCTTTGTGTGCAACTCGGTCTTGGTATGTACAAGATTGATGTGTTTACGCTCCGTAGAATCTCCAAGGCTACTGGACGTTACGTCCCTGTTTACAAGCCACAAGAAGTAGATGACCGCTCTTACCCACAGCGAGTACACGACCAGTTGCCTTCGTATGGAAGCAAGGAATCTCCTTGGCCTACAGATGGTGGAGAACTTACCGCTTACCAAGGCCGTGCTTACGAGGGCACAGTCACTTTCACTGGTGACTTTACTGGCAAGTCGTTTGTGGCTTACCTGCTCAACCAGCGTGGCAGCGTACTAGTAGTTCAAAACTTTGAGTTGTCAGTAACTACTGAGGATGACCTAAACTACATCGCTACTATCTCTTTGGTTGCAGACAAGACTATACGCTTGGCTGAACGCACCTACTGGTCCATTCAGTCTGTAGACGATGTTACTTCTGAGAAGATTGAAATTAAGGGCGGCAACTTCTTTACCCAACGAGTTAGTACGGTGGTTCTATAATGCCTTTGTATCCAGAAATTGACACAGAACTTCTTCCAGGAGTCCCAGGACAGAGAGGACCAACAGGTGCCCAAGGTATCCAAGGTGTACAAGGTAGTACAGGGCCAACTGGTCCGACTGGACCTCAGGGAAGTATTGGCTTGTCAGGGCCAACTGGACCTACTGGAGCAACTGGACCAACAGGCCCTACGGGACCTACAGGACCAGTCGGACCAGTAACTCCTGCTTCTCAAATAACTGGTTCGTATGGTGACTGGGGAACGTTTATTGCTGCTCACCCTACAGGTAACCCTGGAGACATTTACATTGTTGGCGGGATTATGTACTCGTGGACAGTAATAAGCCCAGACGTAACTGACTGGGTTCAAATTGGTCCTGCTCAACTTTGGACTACTTATTCGGGGGACCCTTCAAACACGTTTGTACTACAATCAGTAACTGATGCCCCCACAATAAGCACCCCAAATGTAGGGTGGCTATCTGTAACAAACGGGTCATTAATTTACAGTTTTGGCAGTTGGTCTACCGTTTTAGCAACACCGCCAGCGTAATACTAACAGGAGCATAATGTCATTAAACTTTCCCTCTTCACCTACGGTGGGGCAGGTTTACTCTTACGGGGATAAATCATGGGTATGGAACGGTAAAGGCTGGGAAGCGTCAGCAAGTTCTAGCCCAGCGTTTGCTTACACCGCAACAATCTCCACGCCTTCAGATACATGGAACATTACACATAACCTTAACTTCTACCCCAACATAATGATACAAGACAACTTTGACACTATTTTGGAGTGTGAAGTTACCTACAATAGTCTTAACGACGTTACCTTAACTTTCTCAGCGCCTTCTCAAGGTAAAGCGCACTTCTCCTAAGGAATTCTAAATGGCACGTTCATTTTTGACAAACATCTCAATGAATCAGAACCAGATTACTGGTCTGAGACTTGAGAACGCATCGAGCGTACCTGGTACCGCTGGTGCCACTGGTCAAATTATCTTTGTCAACAATGGTTCGACCATTACTGACACTTACGTGTACACTGGTGCTGCCTGGACTAAGTTAACTCGTTCAGGAACTATTACTAACTCTGACCTTTCTGGCACCGCAGGCATCACCAATGCTAACCTAGCAAACTCTGCTGTAACCATTGGTACTACCTCAATTTCTCTTGGTGCATCGTCTACCACTTTAGCGGGTATGACCACCATTAACGCCCACACAGTGCCGACTGGTACTGCCAGCACCTACCTGCTTGCAAGCAACATCGGTGGTTCGGTTCAGGCTTGGGATGCTGACCTTGACGCCATCGCTGCACTGGCTGGAACTTCTGGCTTCCTGAAAAAGACTGCGGCAAATACTTGGTCGCTAGACACTAACACTTACCTGACATCGTCTACTGGTGTTACTACTTTCTCTGGTGGTACTACTGGACTTACTCCTTCGTCTGCTACTTCTGGTGCCATTACCCTTGCGGGAACACTAGCCGTTGCTAACGGTGGTACAGGTGTTACTACATCAACAGGTACTGGTAGCGTTGTTCTTTCGGCAAGCCCAACGTTCACTGGTAACGTAACCGTTCCTACTCCTACAAATGGAACTGACGCCGCTAACAAGGCCTATGTTGATGCTGCTGTTGTGGGTATCGACTGGAAGCCATCAGTACGTGTAGCCACCACTACTGCTGGAACTCTGGCTTCATCGTTTGCTAACGGCTCAAGCGTTGATGGTGTAACTCTTGCTACTGGTGACCGAATCCTTATTAAGGACCAGGCCACTGGTTCTGAAAACGGTATCTATACTGTTAACGCTTCGGGTGCCCCTACTCGTGCCACTGATGCAGATACATCAGCCGAAGTTACCTCAGGCCTCGCAGTATTTGTTGAAGAAGGTACCACAAACGCCGACAGCGGTTGGGTGCTCACAACAAACTCCCCTATTACTTTGGGAACCACTGCGCTGGTCTTTACTCAGTTTACTGGTCTTGGACAAATAACTGCAGGTGCTGGTCTTACTAAGACTGGTAACACTATCGATGTTGTTACCGCCGATGCCGCTCGCATTACCGTTAACGCAAACTCTATTGACATTTCTGCCACATACGTTGGTCAAACATCTATTACAACTCTGGGCACTATTGCCTCTGGTACTTGGAACGCCTCAACTATTACCGTTCCATACGGAGGAACTGGAGCAACAACTCTAACCTCTAACGGTGTTCTTCTTGGTAACGGTACTTCTGCAATCAGTGCTACAACTGCTGGAACTGCTGACCAGGTTCTACGCATTCCTGGTGCAGGTGGTGCTCCAGCCTTTGGTGCAATTGACCTCACAAAGTCTGCAGCAGTAACTGGTGCCCTAACCGTAACTAACGGTGGTACTGGCGCAGCATCATTCTCTAACAACAACAGCCTGTTGCTTACTGGCGCTTCTGGTACAGCCGCCCTGACCAGCATTGCTAATGGTACTTCGGGTTATGTTCTAACCTCAAATGGCGCTGGTGTTGCACCTACTTGGCAGGCTTCTCAGTCGTCTAAGTACACTGCTACTAACCCTACTGCCACTGGTACCTACTACTACCTATCCAGCGGTGTAGTTTACTGGATTATCCAGCAGTCTACTCACGGCCTATCAGCAACTAACCAAGCCCTCAATGTCTCTCTTTACGCAATCAACTCAGACGGCTCTGGAAACACTAAGACGGGTGCCAACACTTTGGTAGACGTAGACTCCATTGTGGTTAACCAAACTTTGAGCACTACTAACGCCGTTGCTAATGGTGTAGCATTGGCTAGTGGTGACATCGTCCTTAACTGGAACGCTGCTGCCCTACCAACAACTGCAAGCACCTATCGAGTCGTAATTACAGGATAATAAATGGCTAGAGCATTCTTAGGGGATGTTAACCTAACTAACCAGTTGCTCTTAAATGGTTCTGCAGGAACTTCTGGTCAAGTATTAACAAGCGGTGGCCCAAGTGGTGACCCTATTTGGTCTACCATTTCTAGTGGCAGTGGTTCGTTCTACGTGACTGGTCCTACAGCCCCTTCAGGTGCTGCCAGTGGCGACCATTGGTTGGACACCGAAACTGGCGTTCTGTTCATCTATTTTAATGATGGAAACTCAAATCAGTGGGTAGACACGTCCCAGTCTGGATACATTGGTCCAACAGGACCCACAGGACCTACAGGTTCGGTGGCGTTAAACGCTCTAACAATAAAATCAGATTCAGGAACTACCGAAGGCACTGACCTTTACACCTTTACTGGAGCAAGCGCTAAAAGCATAAACTTAGTTTCTGGCACAGCAATAAGCATTGCAGAAACTTCAGGTACTCTAACTTTTAATAACTCTGGTGTTACAGCGCTTTCGGGAACTACTGACCAGATTACTGTTTCGGGCTCAACTGGTTCAGTTACCTTATCCTTGCCTTCAGCAGTTACTATCTCTGGTGCAATGACTGCTGGGTCATTTGTTACGTCTGGCGGAACTTCTACCCAATTCCTCAAAGCAGATGGTTCTGTGGACTCTTCCACTTATTTGACTTCATCGACTGGTGTTACAACAGTTAATGGCTCTTCTGGCGCTATTACTAACGTCTTAACCTCTTCTGCTACAGGTGTACAGACATTCCTTACTACCCCTTCTAGTGCCAACTTAGTGGCTATGGTTACAGACGAAACTGGTACTGGTAACCTAATGTTTAGTATCAACCCGACGCTAAGCCAAGTATCTACATCGGTTGAAGGCGGGCAGTTAAACTGGGCTCCTTCTAATGAGGTGGGTTCTACCACTTGGTTTATTGATAGTTGGTGGAACGGAACTTCGACGCAGTTGCGTGTAGGAAATGGCTCTACAGTCATCGCCTCATTTGACCCTGCTGGTACTTTATCTGTCCCTACTGGCTCCATCTTGCCAATGGCAGGCACCACAACAGAGGCTCCAATTGACTTTGCTCCTGGAACAAACCTAACTACACCCACCCAAGGGGCCATGGAGTTTGACGGTAACACGTTATTTATTACTGGGGACACCACTAACGGCTCAAAAAGGCAGATTGTTCCTGCAGTACAGTACTACTACTTGGCTACTGGTGCGTCTGCTATTGCCGCTAACACCAGTTTTTTTCCGACTGCTCGACCTGCAATGCTTTCGGGACACATGTACCATTTTAAGTACTTCTTGCACTTTACTAAGAACACTGCAGGTACAGTAACTTTCCAGTTAAAGAACTCAGCAGCAGCAAACTTCACGTACATAAACGCCAGGGCAACAATCATTCCATCTGTAGGTGTTCTTGCTGCAGTAGGTAACATGATTAACGTCTATGCTGCTGGAGCAGCGACTGCAACATTTACAGCGTCTCAGTCACTTACTGCTGCTAACCATTTAGCGATTGTGGAAGGGTATTGTGTGCCAGCGGCTAACACACGTTTGGACATTGCACCTTCAGCATATGGTGCGGGTACAATCACTACTCTGGTAAGTTCTAACTACATAATTACTGACCTTGGAACGTCAACAGCGACCCAAGGTAACTTCGGTTAAAGGTATAATGAACTATGGCTATTGACTTTCCTGGCTCTCCTACAGTCGGAACTACTTACACGTATGGTGGTAGGTCCTGGACTTGGAACGGCCAGGCTTGGGTTGCTACTCCTAGCACTGCTGGTGGAGCAGATTTAAATTCATTTCTATTGATGGGAGCCTAACTTGGCTACAACATATAAGGTATTGGGGCAGTCAGCCCCTTCGAGCACATCTAACGCCACACTATACACGGTGCCTGCGTCTACTTCGGCTGTGCTCAGCACTATCAGTGTTACTAACACCACTACTTCAGCGGCTACTTACCGCATTTTTATTCGTGTAGCGGGAGCAACTGCGGCTGCCTCGAACGCCTTTGCGTACGATGTTACCGCAGACCCTAACTCAACTACGGCATTTACTGTGGGCGTTACTTTGGCTACCACAGACGTCATCAGTGTTCAAACTGGAACAGCAAACGCTTTGACGTTCCAAGCATTTGGAAGCGAGATTGTTTAATGGCTATTACTCAACTACCAGCGGGCGTAAAACTTCGTAGAACAATTACCTCAACTGGTGCTGTAGATACTGCTGGAATGCCAGGAGTGGTATTTGCTGTGGTTGTTGGTGGTGGGGGCGCTGGTGGCAGCACGTCTACCTCCAACGGTGGCGGTGGAGGTGGCGGCGCAGGCGCTGTAGTTAGCGCTTGGGTGCCTGCCACCAACTATGCCACTATTGGTGCTGGAGGGACTGGTGTAGCATACTCCTCAGGTGGTGCTGGTACTGGTGTTGGTAACACAGGTGGAACAACTATTTATTCGAATCTTTACGCTTACGGAGGCACAGGCGGGGGAAGAAGTGCCACTACACCTAGCAGTGGTAACTACGGTAGTGGTGGCGGTGGCGAGGCTGGACAATCAGCCTCGGCGTCAACAAACGCCGCAACCATTTCAAACTTTATGTACTCTTTTGGCGGAGCAGGTGGCCTTGGTGGAGGCTATTCGGGCACAGTGACTTACGCTGGAACTGTTGGTGGTGCTGGACAGTCTGGTGGTGGCGGAGGAGGAAGTTGGTATAACAACGTAAACGGAACCGCTTCTGCCACTGCTGGTGGTGCTGGAACGTTCGCTGGCGGCGGGGGTGGTGGTGTATCTTCAAACGTGGCTACTGCAACAATCCTCACTTCTGGTGCTGGTGGAGCAGGAGTTTTTGCGGGAGGAACTGCAGCAACCTCTACCTCCACTTCTACTGTTAAGTTTCTTTCAGGAGGTGGCGGAGGCGGGCTACTAGCCGCAGGAAGTAACGGAAGCATCTCCACCACAAGCGCTGACGTTGTTGGTGGTGCGGGTGGTTCTGGAGGAGGAGGCGGTGGCGGTGGCTACACCCCCACTACTGGTGTTGTTGGTGGTGCTGGAGGGTCTGGCGCTGTTCTATTGTATTGGTGATAATGATGAAAAGGTTTGCAGTTATTGGTGGCTCAATAGTCACTAACGTAGTCATGGGCGAAAGCCTAGAAGAAGTCTCTGCTGTTGTTGGCCCATGTATAGAACTAACAGAGGAGACACTTTTCGTAGGAATAAACTGGGCTTGGGATGGAACAACGTTCACTCCCCCACAAGACTTACCTGCCGTGTAGGTAAGAACTAAAAATACCCGACAAGGTAATAAGGTTAAAGGGTCAGGAAACTGGCCCTTTAACTATTTGGAGAAGAAGTTGAAAATAGCAGTAGTAACAATCGCTAAAAATGAAGAACAGTTTGTAGACCGCTGGTACGACTCCTGTAAAGAAGCAGATTACATTTTTGTGTTAGACACTGGTTCTACAGACGGTACTGTGGAAAAACTGTTCAAAGCAAACATTCACTACGCTATAGCCTCAGTTAATCCGTGGAGGTTTGATGATGCTAGGAACGCTGCTTTAGCGGTACTCCCAGACGACATTGACTATGTAATCAACTTGGACATGGATGAAATCCTTATGCCTGGTTGGCGTCAAGCCTTGGAGGCTGTTCCTGAAGAAGTTACACGACCACGCTACAAGTACACGTGGTCTTGGACTAAAGACGGTAAGCCTGGCCTCCAATACAACGGAGATAAAATCCATAAGCGCCACGGGTACCGTTGGAAACACCCAGTACACGAAGTGATAGTTCCTGACCGCATTGAAGAAGTACAGGGCTGGGTGAACTTGGAGATTCACCACCATCCTGATAATTCCAAGAGTAGGTCACAGTACCTACCCCTGCTTGAACTTGCAGTACAGGAAGACCCTACGGATGACCGCAATACTTATTACCTTGCTAGGGAGTACTTCTTTAACTCAATGCGAGATAAAGCAGCAGAGACATTTAAAACACATCTAAGCCTTCCCAAGGCTGTGTGGACTCCTGAGAGAGCGGCTTCTATGCGGTATCTAGCAAAGTGTGAACTAAACCTTTCAGAAGAATGGCTACAGAAAGCCATAAAAGAAGCGCCAGGTAGGCGTGAACCTTTAGTCGAACTGGGCTTGTATTACTACGAGAAACAAGATTGGCCTCGTTGTATGGAGTACGCTTTTGCGGCTGTGAGCATCAGCGAGAAGCCTTTGGACTATCTTTGCGAAGAGTTTGCTTGGGGAAGTATCCCTTGGGACTTGTGTGCTTTGGCCGCTTACCACCTTGGCTCTAAAGAAGAAGCAGTTTTGTACGGAACTAAAGCCCTAGAACTAGACCCAGATAATGAGAGGTTAGCCAGAAATCTGGAGTTCTATAAGGGAAAATAATATGTAAGCACGGAGGTTTGTTTTGCCAGGTTATCTAAAAGTCAGCGGTTCTCAGAAGACCGTTGCTTCGCCATACATTAAGGTGGGCGGCACCTGGAAGAAAGCAGCGGCTGGTTACGTCAAGGTTTCTGGTGCTTGGAAACAATGGTACGCCTCTAGCGTAGTAGACGACTTTAACAGGGCTAACGCTTCTACTCTTGGCACTGCTAGTGACGGGTTCACCACGTGGACTACTACTAGAGGAGCATGGGGAATTGCCAGTAACGTGGCGTCTTCGTCTACTACTGCTTCCTCTTACGCCTTAGCCACAGTGCCCTCTCCTACACTCTCCGCTAACTACACTGTAAGTGTGGACGTTCCCGCTAATGCTGGTCCTGGCGTTGCTTTCTGGGTAACTGACGCTAACAACTGGTGGGGCGCTACCACAAACATTACTAGCACTACTTCTTATTCTTGCCCCAGCGGAGGAACCTACAACTCTTCTACGGGAAACTGTGACGTTTCTTCGTCTTATACAGCCACAATGAGTTACACCAAAATGAGTAGCGCATACGACTGTGGCTACACCACTGTAGGTGCTACCTCGACTAACCCTGTGGTGTCTGCGTTTACCCCTTGCCCCAATGCAGGGTGTAACTCTGGTAACGGATATTACTGCTCTGGAACTACCTGCTACGACAGCACTCCAGTCTACTCTTGCCCTAGTGGGTACACTCTAAGCGGAACCACTTGTTACAAGTACACAAGTTGTTGTGCGGGCGCTTACTACTCCTCAGACCCTGGCGGTCTTGGTAGAGGCGCTGGTTGTTACGCACAAACTTACACTTGCCCTAGCGGAGGTACACTTAACGTCGGTGACCTACGCTGCTACAGCACTACTTCTTACACTGCCACTTCAACTACCACCACAACTTACTCAGTTAAGGTCATTCAGGCTGTGGCTAACGTCATTAGCACTAAAGCCACATACTCAAGCACTGGCCGTATCGCCAGCCTTAAAGTAAACACCAGCGGAAACAACGTTACTGTCAGTACTTACCTGAGCGCAGGTCTAGGTGGAACCGCTACCACTAACATGTACACCGCAACAAGTCCCACAACTACCTCAGTAGCAGGAATAGTAAAGGGAGTGTCTACTAGTAGCCAGGGCAGTACTTTGGATAACTTTTCGGTAAAATAAGGAGCATTATGGAGCAAGAAAAAGAAACAGACCCAAAGAAACGATACGACATCTGCAAAAACTGTGAAAAGTTCTTTAACCCTACACGTCAGTGCCGTGAGTGCATGTGCTTCATGAACGTCAAAGTTAAACTACACGAGGCTACTTGCCCACTAGGAAAATGGTAATAAATGGAGTATAAGTTCATCGCAACAGTACACGGCCCCGCAGTTCTTGGAGAAAATGAGGTGTTGTTCTTCAACCAGTTTCAACCTTTGTTGGACTATTACGAAGAAGACCCTGAGTTTTTAATTAAAGCCAAGTTGTTTATTGCAGATAGTCTTCGAACTAATGCAACTATATTGGCTGATAGTTTGACTGTGCCTCAGGTAGGGTCAGATTTGGTTGGACCTATACACGGAGCAATGAGTGCCCTAAATGCTATTTCTCAATTTGAGCACCATTTTTTACCGTCAATTTTTCCGCATCTAAGGAAGTAAACTATGCGAGGCACCAACGCCGACCTGGGTCGTTTTGACCTAGACTACGAATCCAAGTCCATTTATGAGGGCATTGGTGAGGAACTTGGCGCAACCGTTGGTGTCAAAGTTAACTGGTTTCGTTGGCAAGACTATTACCTAGAAGATAACTACCGTGACATCGTGGACGATGTGTACGACGTTTCTAGTTCTACTCCAGGTAAAGGTCGACGTTGGATGCTTCCATTTGACATGCCTGTAATCATGGCTCAATGGATTCGTGGTACCAACGTAATGAACGAACGTGGTTTCTACGTTTCCGATACTCTCCGTCTAGTAATGAATGTCGGAGATGTACAGCGTATGCTTCCAGACCTTCTGCTTAACAGCAACGCACATATTAAAGACCGAGTCATTTATCGTGGACAGGTCTTTGTTCCTACCCGTGTGCTTCCTCGTGGCTCCTTTGGTTACCGCTGGGCGGTAGTAACTATTGACTGCAACCAGGTCAACTCTGAAGAACTTGTGAATGACCCGCAGTTCCAGAAGTATGCTTTGCCTTCAAAGCGTGACCCTAGAAACGACACTAACGGCTATGGCCTAAATGGTTATGGCGAAACCCCTTATGGAGATTAAATGACAATGCCAACTCTGCCTGCTAAGGGCGATAACAACTGGGACGTTCCTCTAAACAACGTTCTTACATATTTGGACGAACGAATTAGTTCTGAACTAGTTGGCCCAACTGGCCCTGCAGGGGCTACTGGCCCTACTGGTGCTGACAGCACAGTGCCTGGTCCAACAGGCTCCACTGGTCCTGCGGGAGCAACTGGGCCCACTGGTCCAGCGTGGTCTATTCCAGCCCCTGTGTCATTCAACCCTAACCTTACTGCTACTGGGCTGGTTATTAGCGCTGGTGGTCAAACTGGCCAGTATATTCAACTGGGTAAATTGGTTTCTTTCTGGATTACCATTGACTGCTCTTACATCACCAACTTTGGTACTGGACAGTGGATGTTTGACTTCCCAGTTACCCCTCTGCCAAGTACTATTCCGCACTTTGAGGGTGGGGCATACGATACCTCTACTCATGCCGTTCTTCGTGGGGACACTACTTTGGGCGGAACTAAAATTGACGTTCACTACGTCAAAGCCGCTGGTCCTAACAGCGCTATTCAAGAAGCAACGTTCACTTCATTGGCACCATTAACGCTAGACACTAACGCTAAGGTGTACATGAACGGCACATACTTGGCGGCATAATGCCTTTTAAGTCACTAGCCCAAATGCGACTCATGTACGCTAAGTACCCTGAGATGGCTAAAGAATGGGCATCTAAAACAACTAACATTAAGTCACTGCCACAAAAGGTGAAGAAAAATGACAAGTAAACCTGTCTGGGACAAAAAGAATCCTAAGAAGAAACACAAGGACCTTACTGGTAAGCAAGAGTCTGCGGCCAAAGCACGTGCTAAAGCAGCGGGTCGCCCTTACCCAAACCTAGTTGACAACATGGCTGTGGCAAAGAAAGCGAAGAAAAATGGCAGCAAGTAAAGACCCACGCCTTGCTCGTGCAGGCGTATCAGGGTACAACCAACCAAAGCGAACACCAGACCACCCAACCAAGTCCCACATTGTTGTGGCTAAAGAGGGTGACCAGGTTAAGACCATTCGTTTTGGTCAGCAGGGTGTTTCAGGTTCTCCTAAGAAAAAGGGTGAGTCGGAGGCATACCGTGAGCGCCGTGAGTCGTTCCAGGCTCGTCACGCTAAGAACATTGCCAAGGGCAAGATGTCTGCCGCCTATTGGGCCAATAAGGTGAAGTGGTAATGAGTAAGAAAGTACCTGTAGGGACTAAGAAGAAGTTTGGTCCGTACAAAGGCTCTGAGGATAAGGGTGGCCGTCCCCTGTATGTCTATAAGACTAAGCAGGCTGACGGAACTTGGAAGACTACCTCTAAGAATAAGGCTCGTGCAGATTACGAGGCTAAGAACGGTAAACTTCCTAAGAACGTTGACGTTGACCACAAGGATAACAACCACAACAACGACAACGCTAAGAATTTGCGCCCACTAGCGCACGGCAAGAACACAGCAAAAGAAAACAAGCGACGTGCAGGTAAAAAGGAGAACGAGAAGTGAAGTGGCCAACTCGTTTAAAACCAGCACCAGTACCATTTCCTAACGGAGGAGGCATACAAGCCATGGCAACAAAGACTACTAAGATTAAAAATCTTGAGCACCAGAAAATTGACCTTGAGGCTCAGATTGCTCATGCTAAAGTAGACCAGAAACACAAACCAAAACCAGCCACCAAGAAAGCAGGCAAATAATGTGCAACGGAAACTGCACCTGCGGTAAGGACAAGGAGCCAACTAATGGCTAAGTGTTCATGCGGCAAATGCGCTCAGTGTAAAGCAAAAATGAAGAAGGGCAAGAAGTAATGGCGGGAAAACCAGCATTCCTAAAGGGTAAGTACACCGAGGAAAAAGACAAGAAGAAGGACGCCAAGATGACTAAGGGCTTGAGCCCTAAGGAGAAGGCGGAGTTCGAGAAGAAGGACAAGGCTCACGGCGAGAAGAAGAAGCCGAAGACCATGGCCGAGGACAAGAAGATTGATGCCAAGATTATCAAGGGCATTAAGAAGCATTCTGCTCATGAGAAGCGTGAGGGTAAAGCAGGCGAGAAGCGTGAAGACGCTCATGAGAAAAAGACAGGAAAGAAGTAATGGCTGCACAACCAAAGAAGGTAACTAGTACACCTACTAGCCGAAGAATCGGCAAGGTTCTGGCCAGCGGAACTTACCCTGCTGGTAGCCCTCAGGCAGGGAAAAAGATTGGTCCAGTAGGAAAAGTAATGGGAAAGTTGGCTGCTAAAGCCTCTGTTTCTATTGCTAACGAGACTGCTAAGACCACCCGAAAGTCCCAAGCCGACCAGGCTGCTAAGAAGCAGGCTCGCAGTGCTGCGTACCCTAAGGGCACTGGAACTTCTCGCCTTAGCGAGCCTCCTCTAACTAAGGCTAAGGACTACACCAAAGCCCTAAAGAAGAATGGCGGCAACCCGCTTCCTCCTAAGGGAAGATAAGTCCAAGGCAAACAAAGTTTAACCCCCAGCAATGGGGGTTTTTCTTTATCCTTAAAGCGTAGATATTCGTGCGAATACTACCTACTTTTGTAGCCTTGCGCCTTTTAAAGGATTCTGCTGATGTCGAATGCAAACTGGAAGCCCTGGTGGGAACAAGTTGCATCCTATCGAAATGGTAACGACCAAAGAGAGTTTCTCCGTGGTGTGTTCCAAGGGATGACAACCAACCGACCAGCCCAAGCAACCTATGTTAAGGGCTTGATTGAAGGCTACAAAAACAGGAAGTTCGTACAGCCAGAATCGTTTAAAGGCAAGCAAGGCAAGTGAAACACTCCATCAACGCAGCACATAAGGCAGCGCACTCTACCGCCGAGTTTATGACTGGCGAGTTGCGTAGGTCTGCGCTTGAGCACGGCTGGCACCCTGACGTGGTAGCCAACATGCACGTCAACTATGATGGGGAAGAGTTCAAGGTACACGTCCACCCTGAGTACCGTGACCGTGCTTTTGTGCACGAGTTTGGCGACGAAAACAACCGCCCTACCGCTGTAATCCGCAAGTATGACAATGACGGGTTCAACTACAGCCAAGTTTTCCACATGCACCTCTCTAAGCACCTAGGAGGCATCCTGTGACGTTCCTAATCTCTGAAGACAAGGCTTTGCGTGAGAAGTTGCAAGGCATGGTTGTTTACGACCAGAGGTCAATCAACGATGACGCTCCCCGTCAGGTAGCGGTATTCTTTGGTCAACCAGACCAGGAAATCCGTAATCAGTCATACCCCTATGTCACTATCGACATGATTGGTGTACAGCGTGACCCTAGCCGTGAAATGCGTTTTGATGCTTCAATTCCTGACTATCTGCAACCACTAAACCCATCCTCTGAGGTTGAGAAGTTTGTGGCGTTTGAACTAGTCCCTGTAAACATTGACTACCAAATCACAACTTATGCACGTCAGCCACGGCACGACCGTGAAATCATCGCCCAACTATTGGGTAGCAAACTTCCTCTACGTTTTGGAGCCCTTGACGTAGTGGACGACACTAGTACGGTAGGAACCACTACTACCAACATAGTGACCACACGTCGCCTCGACGTAATGGACGTATCAAAGAGAGACACGACTGAGCAAGCAAAACGTTTGTTCATGAACGTCATCACTGTTCGTGTTTCTAGCGAACTCTCATTTGGTGCACTACAAAACCTCTACCAAGTACTCGAAGTACACATCGATAACCCGACAGCGCAAAATGCAGGTGGCCGTAATGGCGAACCATATTTCATTGGTGTTGGTCCGAGCATTATTACTGGCAACTAAACGTACCCCACTGAAAAATAACCTAGTTAGGAGAAACCCATGACCTATGGTCGTCCTGGCGTTTATATCAATGAGCGCCTTCTACCCGCTCCTATCGCTGCAACTGGTACGGCTAACGCTGCTGGTGCTGCGGTTGGAGAATTCTCGCAGGGACCAACTGACGTTACTCTCGTCACTTCTTGGTATGACTTTGTCAAGAAGTTTGGCGGCTACAACGCCCAGTACCCTGCAACCTTTGGTGTAAGCCTGTTCTTCCAGAACGGCGGAAGCGAACTGTATGTACAGCGCATCCTTCACACCACCGATGAAACCAGCGCCAACAACGCCGACTGGGCCAAGATTGACATTGTCGATGCAGCCGCTGCTGTTGTAGGCGTTGCAAAGGCTAAGGACCTTGGAGAAGACGGAAACAACCTTCGAGTTAAGGTGACCGCCTCTACCCGTGCAGACGAAGGAAGCCTTTCGTTCCGAAACCTGACCGTGTACAAGGAAGTTGCAAATGGAGACCTCAGCATTGTTGAGCAGTTTAACAACGTTGTTTTCTCGGACTCGACCTCTAACGACTTTGCAGCCACTGTAGTCAACCTAAACTCGGAGTACATTACCCTGACTATCAGCGACACTACAAAGACTCCTGTTCTTGACACCTTCTTCTACTTGGCTGGTGGCTCTAACGGTATCGCTGCAACTTCAGCAGACTACACCGCTAACATCGACGCATTCACCGCTTTGGACCGTCCACTAGTCATTTTTGCCCCTGAGGTAATCACCCGACTAGATGACGAAGCGGCTGGACAAGACGTACAAAACGCTCTGATTGACTGGGCAACTCTGAACAACAGTTTTGCTGTTGTGGACACCCCAGCAAACCAGGTTGTTGTTGCAGCCCTAGCCACCAGTGCAGGCTTCTCAAAGTCTAGCCACGGTGCTGCTTACTACCCAAACATCTACATTAGCGACCCAGTAGGACGAAGCAGTTCTTCGCTCCGCAAGGTTGGTCCTGCAGGTGCAATTGCTGGCCTGTACATTCAGACCGACAAGACCGTTGGCCCATTCAAGGCTCCTGCTGGTCTATACGCATCGGTACGTGGCGCAGTTGCTCTAGAGCGTTCGCTAACCGCCGCTGAGTTGGACGCTGTAAACACTGATGCCGCACCTCTAAACGCACTCCGTAACCTTCCAGGTGCTGGAGTAGTTTCAATGGGTGCTCGCACTCTGCTACAGGACGGTACTGCAAACAAGTACGTTAACATGCGCCGTTCTCTTATCTACATCAAGAAGAACCTTGAGACTCTGTCGCAGTTCGCACTATTCGAGAACAACGACGAGCGCCTATGGGCACGTCTTCGCACTGTTCTTGGTGGCTTCTTGAACGACTACCGTAACCAGGGTGGCCTGCGTGGAGACACTCCAGCCGCAGCCTTCTACGTAAAGGTAGATGAAGAGAACAACACCGTGAACACCATTGCTCTCGGTGAGTGCCACATCGAAATCGGTGTTGCTCTGCAATACCCAACCGAGTTCGTTGTAATCAACCTCAGCCAAAAGACTGCAGTCTAAGGAGAATAGCACATGGCTACAATCATCAATAACCGCTCTACTCTAGAGACCGACCCAATCCGTAACTTCCGATTCCTAGTGACTTTCAAGCCACTAGGTAACGGCGGTTCATGGCTAAAGGGTGCTCCTAGCAAGGTAGTTGTTGGCTTCACATCGGTTTCGGGCCTGTCGGTAACCACTGACAGCATCCCTTACCGTGAAGGTGGCTACAACACCACTGTTCACCAGATTCCTGGCCAGACAACCTTCGCCCCAATCACTCTTCAGCGTGGTGTTGTACTTGGTACCTCACAGCACTGGGACTGGATGCGTAAGTTGTTTGCAACCGTTCAGGGTGGAGGAACTGCTGGTCAGGCTGAGAACTTCCGTGCCGACATCGAGATTGAGGTGCTATCACACCCAATCCCAGGTTCAGGTGGCTCAAATAACCAGTTGACTTCAGCCAACTACAAGGACCACGTAGCAATGCGTTTCCAGGTTTACAACGCCTGGCCAACTAGCGTTGCCTACTCGGACCTAAACGCAGGTGACAACGCTATCTTCGTTGAGCAAATTACTCTGGTTCACGAGGGCTTTGACACCAACTGGGCTCCAGACCTGAAGACCAGCGCACCTAAATTCGACTAATTTCAACTAACTAAAAGGAAAACAATATGGAAACTCAGACAGTCTCAGCAGCAGCCAATCCCGCACTTACTAACCGACTTGTGGAGCAGGCCACTGCAGAACCAGTACAACAAGTACAACCAGCCGAAATCACAGACCCTAGCGACACCTTGGTGACTCTCCCTGGAGGCTACATTACCGATGATGGGGAAGTCATCAAGGTTGTCGAGGTCCGTGAACTAACTGGTGCAGACGAAGAAGTAATCGCTAAGTCTTCTACCCTTGGTAGGGCATTTAATGTGATTATCAATCGTGCTACCGAAAAAGTAGGAAGCCTAAAGGCTACGGAAGCAATGCTAGACAAAATGTTTGCGGGTGACCGTGACGCTGTGATGGTAGGAATCTATCGTGCAACTTTTGGGCCTACTGCTGAAATCCCTACACTTTGTTTGCCTTGTGGCAAGTACCACCCCGTACAAGTAGACCTCACAAAAGATTTAAAGACTACTACTCTTGCAAACCCGCTTGAGAACCGCCAGTTTACCGTTAAAGGTAAGGGACACGAGTACACTGTGACTCTTCCAACTGGAGTAGTCCAAAAAGAAATCTACAACAATCCTGACAAATCTGATGCAGAACTTACGACTCTTCTGTTGGAGAATGTCGTAACGGAGATTGATGGAACACCAGTTTTTAGCAAGACTCAAGTCAAAAACATCGGAATTTCAGACCGACGCTTGCTTGGGAAAGAACTTGCAGAACGTACCTTTGGCCCACAATTTGACGGAATCACTGTAGCCTGCCCAGACTGCGGTGAGGATATGGAGGTTCCGATTAGCCTCGGAGCCTTGTTTCGGTTCTAATCTCGCTAGTTACAAAAACTTAATGTCCCAATGGGCAGCCTTAATTAAAAGTTATCCAGGCTGGTCGTTACAGGAGGTTAAGGATTTAAGCCCAAGAGAACGCCTCAACTGGTTAGAAATAATCAGGGAATCTAAAGGAATAGCAAGGAAACAGAATGGCTGATACCTTTGACCCATCTTTAAAGTCCGCTATTAAAGACCTACGCACAGTTGTAGGTCTTCTAAAAGACACGACTAAAGCCATTAAAGACATGTCTAGTGCCACTAATGGCATGGTTAAAGCGGCTAGAGGAAATAAGGGAAGTCTAGGCAAGGGCTCTCAGGGCATGATGGATAATGCCCTTGCTTCTTTTTCTGGGTTTAATAACGCAAAAGAGTTCAACACTGTAAGAAATTTTCTTACTCCTGCTTTAGGAAAGTTTAGTGGGGTAGGAGCCGCCGCTATTGGTAACGCCCCTAAAATTCTTGGTGGCTTGAACCAAATGATGCCAGACTTCAACGCTACTGTTGACCGTGCTACTGGCTACTACAACGCTGTAATGGCTCAGGGCAACCGTTATGGAAGAGCCTCGTTTGAGAGTTCTGTGCTAAAAGGACTTGGGGGACAACTCACCAGCACTGGTTCGGACGCAAGAGTTGCTGAAATTATGTCGGGGTCTGGAGTTGCCTTCAGTAACTCTAAGAGTAGTTTCTTCCAGACTACTCTTCGTGGTGTTGGAAACATGGCTAAGTATTTCAACATGTCAAACGAGTCAGCCGCCTCTGCAATGACCTCCCTTAGCGGCGGTGCAAGTTCCGCAATGCTTATGCGTAATTTTGGAGTTATGACCAGTGACACAAGCGGTAAGCAGTTAAGTACTGGTCAAATTATTAATCAAATTTCTAGCCGACTTACTGCTGGTCGTGGAAAGTTTACTGAGAAAGATGTCATGGACTCTTTCTACAAAGGTAACTTGGGTGCAAGTTTGCAGGCTTCTGGCCTGTCACAAGACCAGCAACAAATGGTAGTGCAATCTCTTTTGGCTCAAGCAAAGGGAAAGACTTTTGACCCAAGTAGCGACAAGGCTATGGAGGGGGCCTTCAGTAGTGGTAAGAATAAGAACCCCACAGACTTCCAAAGGGGTATCTACGGGGCTCAAAGCGAAGCAATGGGTAAGGGCGAGAGTTCATACCTTGCGGGCGCTGAGGCGGCTGGTAAGGCCGTTGAGGTACTAACTAAAGCAGGTGGAGAACTAGCCAAAGCATTTGGTGGGTTGACTGCTGCCACAACTGTTTTGACTGGCTCTATGGCTGGTGCTGGAGCGCTATCAGTGCTTAGCGGTCTTGGTGGAATTGCGGCCACTGGGCTTATGACTGCAGGAAAGATTCCAGGACTTGGAGGACTTGGCACATTACTAAGCGGGGGAGGAGCAGCAACTGCTGGAGGGCTAGGCGCAACTGCAGCCACAGCCGCAGTAGTGGCCGCTCCTGTGGCGGGCACAGTTATGAGCGCACAATATGTAGGTGACAGACAAACACAGTACAACTATGCGACTGGTAGTTCCTCGGACGTGTCTAACATCTATAATCCTTTTCTTTCAGGAAAACAAAGACAAGACACAAATAACTTCATAACTGAAAATTTGGGGTCCACGGACTTTGATAAAGGGTTATTTGGTGCCCAAGGCCCTTTGTTTGGTAAGAATGGACTTTTTCACATTGGTGGGGGAAAAACTACCACTGTAGGAGTTGGTGGCGGAGACACAAGCGCTGCAGCGGTATCTTCTGGAACAGGAGCCAATGGGGCAGGAACAGGAAAGCCATTCCGACTAAGCAAGCCCATTAGAAGTGGCGAAAAACCTACTGCTGTTTTTAACCAGAAAAAGTACCAAGGAAAAGTAATTTGGCCAGATGGTCACAATGGAATTGACTACCCTGTGGGTGTTGGTTCCGCAGTCTTGGCTTCCGCAGACGGCACTGTTGCAGCCGTAAGCAAAAACGAAAACCAAGAGTTGGGTGTCCACATTATTATTAAACACCCAAGTAGCCCTGGTGGAAAAATGCACACTCTTTATGCCCACCTTAGCGGAACAAACGTAAGTGCTGGTGACTCCGTAACTGCAGGTGCAATGATTGGTCTGTCTGGAAAAACTGGTACCAAAATTACAGGTGCCCACCTCCACTTTGCGTTAATGACTAGCGCAAGTTCTGCTGATTCAATTAACCCTGCACCTTACATGGATGGCATTCCTGCAGCAGACCCTGGAGACAGTGGTATTACCCCTGCTGGAGGAACTGCTTCGGCAGACGCATCTGCTTCAACTACCACTAGTGGTGGAACAACAACCACTACTCCAAGTGCGGCAGCCACTAGCGACGCCGTAATGGTTGACTCGTCTGGAGTTAAGGCTCAATCAAACACCATTTCAAGCCAGATTAATAACGGGGCTAACATGAGCGGAGGCCAGACCTCTTCAGGAACAGGTGTGGGTGGCGGTGACACCGCAGGAATTGTTTCTGCTACGGGCAGTGGAGCAGCGATGGCCAGCATGTCAGGAACTGCCGCTAAACGAGGGAATGGGAACAACGTAACAATTAACTTGACTATTGCTCAGGCCAATGATGACGAGGCTAGACGATTTGCAAAGAAAGTGAAGCAACTTCTTGAAGAAGATGGTCGACGTGAACTTATGGGAAGAAGGTAAGTAAATGACTGACCCAGTATTGCCTTACAGTGGCGGAAATAGTTACCTAGCAAACTCTACTTGGATTCCATACTCCCGTACTTACGAGGATGTTATGGCTGACCGTAAAAAGGCAGAAGCGCAAGCCGCTGAAATTCAAAAAAGAATTAACAATGCTTTAGCCACAAAAGCGGGTGTGGAGCAGTTTATTTCTGATTTAAACAAACAATTAAGTGAAACCGACCCTGGTGATACGGTGCTTATTGCTCAACTGAAGCAAGACATAAAAGACCAAAAAGTAAAAAGAGATGCGTTATCTAAAGAGATTAAAGTTCTACAAGAAGATGTTGCTTACATACGCAAAACTGGCGTAGTTCAACTTGGATGGAGAGCAAGCGCTCAAAAACGCATAGGCTCTCCTCTTGCTGAAGTGCTAAATAAAACCGATAAGACTGCGGTGAAAGTAAACGTAGGTAGCGTAAAAGACGCTTACTTTAACGATAAAGCAGCGTTTATTAAAGAAGTTTCTCCCTCTATTCAGAACACTCCTAAATACGTCTCTGACGCAGCAAACCTTTGGGCTGGCGGAGTGGCCAACAAAGGAATGATTCAAAACTGGTCTCCACCAACTTTTGTTGGAAATGATACCTCAGTTAAAAACGCTGCTCCTGCAGGAACTCTAGCCTTACTTAAAAACAGGCACGCTTTTCAATTCCAGTACAACCCAACATACATAGACATGTCTTATCAAGGAATGTTGATGACTGACCCAATGTATGAGGCCTCTGGAGCAGACAAGTTCAACTTGGCTGGAGCAGGTGTGAGCCAAAGCACAATTGCATTTCAAGTAATGATTAATCGTGTCTATGACATGAAGTATTACCGCAGCACTGCTTACGGAGGAAGGCTAAAAGAGGGTGTGGGAGACATCTACCCAATTATGCCGAGCATTGAAGACCAGGCAGCAATCTACAAAAAGGGAACAATGTACGACCTTGAGTACTTGTTCAGAACTTTGCTTGGCTACACCATGCCTAGCCAGTTGAGAAACGAGTACACCGCTGACATGGGTTTTATTGGCGCTATGCCCGTCGAACTACATCTCGGTCAGGGAATGAGGTACCTCATAACGGTGAACAGCATCAACGTTAACCACGTTTTGTTTAACGAGCGAATGGTGCCTTTGTTTACCACCGTAGACATTCAGTGCAACCGACTTCCTGACTACGCTGCTCTTAGAAAAGAACTAGTACCTAAAGCGCCTAAGGCCGCCACCACGGACGGAACTGCTGCGGCACCTACCCCGACCCCAAGCCCAGGCCCAAGCCCGACTCCCACAACTCCGTAAAGGATATATCAATGATTTTTACTGACAGTAGGTATGCAAACGGAACACTTTTTAAAGCCCACGACTCTAGAAAAAACAGTTACTCTTTAACAGTTTTTCGCCAGTACCCTTACGCATTGTCTGAGTTCTCGCATTACACATGGGTAGAACGAGACCGATTGGACATTATTGCGGAAGAATTTTTGGGGAGTGCAGACCTTTGGTGGAGCATTATGGACTTTAACCCAGAAATCATTGACCCATTTAGTATTCCAGTGGGAACTGTAATCAGGATTCCTAATGGCTAATCAAACGTTAAAGTTTCGCAGAGGTACTAGTTACAGGCTATCTTTTCCTACACTCCCATCGTTTAAAGCAGTGCCAAAGTACGTGGATGTTTACCAAAATATGTACGAACACGACATTGTTGTGGCGCAGTTTCCTAAGCCAAGTGACTCGTGGTTTAAAACATTAAAGACTGGAGTTCCAGTAAGTTTTGTTTGGAAACAAGGCAGGTTTTCAAGGACATTTTTAGGCTACGTTTACGCTATCTCTAAAAAAGATATTGCTGGTCAAAAACTTAAAGTTATGGAAGTCACTTTTATTGGCTCTTCTTTTAGACTTAAGGCTAAAAGTGCACAAGTTTTTAAAAATAAAACCATACCTGAAGTTGCTCAGTGGATTGCTAAAAAACACAAACTAAAGTTTGTTGGTGACAATGACTCTAGGCGTTTTCCACATCTGTCTATTTCTGGTCAGTCTTATTGGGAATGGCTACATGTAAACGCACAAAGAATCGGTTTTGCTATGTATGTAGACGGAACCACTTTAGTGTTTAAAGCCATAGACAAACTTATTGACCAAACAGCAAACAATGCCGCCACGTTCTCTATGTTTGGTAGCGTAATTGGTATGGGAGGGCAACTACTTGACCGTACGTTAGACAGCCTCAATGTAACTAACGGCGATTACGTGGAGACTTCAGAAGCAACACGTACCACCAAAGTAGTTGGAGGAGTGGACCCAATAACTAGCGCAGTGGTTTCTTCTTCAGTAGCACCAAACACTGTTGGAACTAACCTGAGGATGGATTCATCTTCAGTTTTGTTTACCGAGCCACAAGTAGACCGTGTAGTAAACAGCGCCTCTTCCGCATTTGATTCAGCAAAAGGCGCTGCTCAACTTGCTCGTTTTAGCCTGCCCGCCACTGCAGTTGGCCAAGGTGACCCTAGAGTACGACCATTTTTGCCTGTGCTAATTAACGGCACTGGAGAAGTTACCGATGGGTATTGGGTGGTAAAAAAAGTCCACCACATCCTGCACCGTGGTGGAGAATATCAAGTTGAAATGGAACTAGCAACGGATGGTGTTGGAGAAAACGCCTACAGCCCATTTAGAGCGGGTGAACGGGCAATGCCTGGAGTTGTCAACACAACCGACTCTCTACTTGATAAAATTGACCCAACGGTCAACTCTTCTTCGGGCTCGGCATTGTCGGGGCAACTAGTCCCGTATGTAGAAACTGACCAAGGATTCGGTAGAAACCCCATTTATTGGGAAGTTTCTTACGGCGGTAAGAACGGATGTTGCCCATAATGCCAGGCATTGAAACAGCAATTACGTTGCCCTTCTCTATTGACAGCACGGGTAATGTAGCAAACACTTACGACCAAACTAAAATTTGGGCCGATAGGGTCCGTTCAGTAGTGGGCACTTTAAAAACTGAAAGAATCATGGACGCCACATTTGGTACCAGAATCCCAACTACTGTTTTTGAAGACTTTAGTTCGGTGCAAGAGTCTGTTTCTCGTGAGATAGCCGACTCATTTGCAACTTTTTTGCCTCAGTTGACTTTAGATGGGGTTGTAGTCGTTACCGATGAAGAGACCAACTCCATAGTTGCAGACATAACTTACTCTTTGCCTAACAAAAAAACATCTATTATTTCTGTGGGAATTGCATCGCTCTCTGGAAACAACATCATAAATGAGGTATCGCTATGACCGCTCCTGTAAACAAGACGCCAATCTCAGTTGACTACACCAGTCGTGATTTTTACTCTTTGCGTAATGACCTGATTGCTAGAGTGCAAGACAGGTTAAGAGACGACAAAGGAAACCCGATTTGGACGGGGGAAGACCCAGCAGACTTTGGTGTTGCTCTTATTGAGGCATTTGCGTATATGGGGGACGTGGTCAACTACTACATTGACCGAATTGCTAACGAAGCAAACATCTCTACCGCTACCCAACGTCAAAGTATCTTAAACATTGCTAAAACTTACGGCTACTTCCCTACTGGATACCGAGCAGCAACAGTAGATGTGCAGTTTACTAACTTAGGGCTTGACACAATTACCATCCCTGCTGGAACTCAAATCTATGCAGATGTCTCAGTAGCAGACACTATGCAGCAAGTCATTTACACCACACAAAGTGACTTGACTTTGCTAACAACTGAGTCGGGGACTATCACCTGCCTGCAGTACGAGGACATCTCGCAACGAACAGAAAACCAGTACCTAGATAAGGCTGGGGAGCGTGTTGGACCGTCAAACGGGCAACCTGAACAACAGTACACCTTGTCTGAGAATCAAGTTGTAGATAACTCCGTTAAAGTGTTTGTTAAAAATGGCGATGTCTACGAGGAGTGGAAGCATGTCACCCACTTAGTAGATTATGGGCCAAGTGACCTTGTGTTCACAACTACGACAGACGCTAATAACTTTGTGTGCGTAACTTTTGGTGACGGAGTGTCTGGTTACATTCCTCCTAAAGATTCTGAAATTCGTATTGTCTACTTTGTTGGCGGAGGAACTATCGGAAACGTAGCCATGGAAACTCCGTTTCAAATACTTAAGTTCCCTGTAGGAGTTTCTGAAGCGGAAAGTAATGCGCTGCTGGCGGCTATCGACACGGCTAACATTAAGAATCCTTATGCGTCAGCAATGGGTGGCGCTGAGCCTGAAGATAACGCTACTATCCGTCAAAACGCTCCAAAATTGCTTACCTCATTTAACCGAGCCATTACGCTTAAAGATTACGCTAATCTTGCTTTGGCAGTGGCATCTGTGGGAAAAGCAAACTCTCAATCAGACCTTTGGAGTTCTGTAAACCTATACATTGCTCCTCAAACCTCTAATGACCCATACCCTGGGTACTCTACTACGGATTTAGATACAGACCCGTTATCGGAGGCTTTGCTTACACCTGGCTGGTTAACCTCTAAACAAGATGTGATTGATTACTTTGCTGATAAAACTCAAATAGGTGTTTCTGTAACAGTTTTGCCGCCTAATTACACTCGCATTACTTTGAGCCTGCAATACACCGCAATTCCTGGTTATTCTGAAGAAAAAGTAACTGCCAACATTAAGGCCGCTTTATTCTCTACTTATTCGTACGCTAACTTGTCATTTGCAAACGTAATAACCCCAGAAGAAATTGAGGCTAACCTTAGGTTTGTAGACGGAGTTCTGAGCGTTCGAGTCATTTCGTTTAACCGCTTGGGCTCTACTGGACGAGTAACTTTAGTTGGAGAAGCAGACGAGATTTTTACGTTTGAAAATGCCAATGTTTCAGTCACAATGCTTTCTTCAGTTGCTTCTTTGAGCAATATTGCAAGCGGTGCTGGAACGATTACCCCTGCGTTCTCTAGTACGTTCTATAACTACAACTTCACCACTTCTACTAGCACAACCACCTTGACGATTACTTCAGCCTCTGGAGGAACTATCTACGCAGATGGCGCTGAGCAAACTTCAGGAAGCCCATTTACGGTCAGCACTCCTACTGGAACAACTACTGTTCCAGTCATTGTGACTGCCGCTGATGGAATTGCTAAGAAGACGTACACGGTGACCTTCACCCACTAATGAACAACAACTACTCTAGCCCTAATCGATACTACGGAGTTTATCGTGGTGTCGTGGTTGATAGCGCAGACCCTACTGGCGCTGGGCGGCTTAGAGTTAAAGTTCCTCAAATTCTAGGTAGTCAAACTACTGAGTGGATTTGGCCAAAAGAAACTAGCGCTCTACGCACTTCTTCCCCAGTTAATGGACAAGGTGTGTGGGTTCAGTTTGAAGGAGGCGACCCTGCGTACCCTGTTTGGATTGGTACTTTTGGTAAGCATAAAACAGCAGATAAGTACATCTACGTTTCACCGCTACCTAGCAGTACCTCTTTAAGTGGTATCTCTGACTACATTAAGACTAAAACGTTTAAAGACGGCTCAACCGATGTAGACCTAACCTCCTCCCTAGTGGCAATGGCTCAAGGAATTGCTACAGGAAGCGGCGTTGCAGGACCAACAGGGCCTATTGGCCCTACAGGGTCAACTGGACCTACTGGAGCCACAGGTGCTACAGGGGCCACTGGTGCAACTGGTGCTGTCGGCCCTACTGGAGCAACGGGTGCAGTGGGGCCTACGGGCCCAACTGGTACTAGTGGACTTGATGGGGCGACTGGAGCAACTGGACCTACTGGAGCCTTGGGCCCTACAGGTCCAACTGGTGCTGATGGAGTTTACGCCTATACGTTCAGCCCTACTGCTCCTACATCCCCTGTTCAAGGAGAGAGATGGAGAGACTCCGACACTGGAATCGAGTACACATGGTTCAGTGATGGGGACTCAGGGCAGTGGGTGGAAACCGCTCAAAATGGTATTTATGGACCTACTGGGCCAGCAGGAACAGTTGGCCTAGAGGCCTTGTTCCTAATGATGGGCGCTTAAGTTCAGGCAGTTTTACGCTTCTAAACAAGCGAAAATAGAAGTTGACATTTAGGAGATGTTATGACCTACTACCCTGGTGCGGCAATCCAGTTTGACTATAAAGTAAACTTTACTGACACAGTAGTTGCTGAAGACGTCAACCTTGCTTACGACGAGATTATTGCTATTGGAAACACTATCGGCACATCTCCTTTGGTTAGTGACGCTTGGGGAGGTGGAAGTTTTTCATCTGCGATTACTTCTTGGCCAAGCCTCAAAGCAAGAATTCAAAACATTGAGAACGGCGTTTACTCTGCATTAAGTACTGGGGTTAGCGCTTCTGGCGGAACAGTAATTACTACTACAAACAACAGCGTTATTAGCCTTAGCATTAAAGGTAAAAACGGCCAGACTGCAGATTTGTTCAATGTCCAACCTTACTCGTCTACTGATGGGTTTAAGGTAGATAAGGATGGAATTCCTTATTACAACAGTAAGATTCTGGCCACTATTAACGGCACGGAAAATCTTTCAAATAAAACACTTTTGTCGTCCATTATTGACGGTGCCAACAACACAATCAGCAACATTGCCGCCACTTCGGTGGTCGTTACTACTGGTACTAACATTAAACAGTACGTTGATGTTAAGCCTAACGTAACTTATTCAGTTAGTTCGTCAGCCCCTTCCAGCCCTAAAACTGGTGACCTTTGGGTAAAGAGTGACACAGACATCACCTCATTTGACCCAACAGCGTTCATCAGCGCAAGCAGCCCGTCGGTCGCATACAACAGTTACGGTTACCGTCGAGTTATTGGCTCTACTTCTGCCCCCACATCTGGAGATGGAGCAGATGGCGACATTTGGCTTCAGTACATCGCTTAGGAGATTAAATGGCTAAACAAGCATACGTATATGATGGAACTGACTGGCAGGCACTTGGTCTGCAGGTTCCTTCAGCACCTTACTCACAAAAGTATGGTAGCGAGTCTGTAACGGCCAGTGCAAGCCCTACTAGCAAGTCCGTGACATTTGCTGTGGGCTCGTTTACCGCAACTCCTAAAGTATTCCTACAAGTAACCTCTGACGTGGACGCACGTATTGTTGTCAGTACAGTTACCTCCAGTGGTTTTACCGCAAAAATCTATGGGCCCACTTCAGGGACAGTCACGTTTGATTGGTACGCAGTTCAGCCTACTGCTTAAGGAATAGTTAATGTCTAAGTACGCTAACTTCCCCTATAGCGGGGCTAAGTATGGTGATGTACCAAAGATTCCACAATCTGCCGAGCCTATGTACTCGGTGGCAACTGCCTACAGTATTTCTCCTGAAACTGAAACTGTCGTAAGAGTTACTTGGCAGGAGCCTTCAAACAAAGGCGTGGAATGGGTGGGGCTTCGCCTAGTGCGTAACCAAAACTCTTACCCAGAAACCCCAGAAGACGGGGTTACTATTTGGAGTTGGAACTACATAGTGGGAGGCACGGCAGAACAAAACCGTGTAATTACGGCCCTTGATGATGGCCGTGAGTTTACTGACATACCTATTTCTCACAATAGGTACGCATACTACACAATGTGGTTACAAAAGACTGATGGGTCTTGGGTTGAAGCAGGAAACACTTTTACTGTCGTACCTAGTCCTCACGGAGTGGTAACTGCTCAAGACGGCACACTTTTAACTACTCACGATAAAGTTATGGACTACCTTCCTCGTGTGTACACTTCCGCATCTCAAAGCCCTATTGATGAAGTAGACAAGACCTCTGTTCTGTACAACTTCTTGAGTGGATTTTCGTTTACCTTTGACGAGATTCTTACTCTTGCCGATTTGCTTATCCCAGATGCTTCTGGAAAAAATATTAACCCCAACATCACTCCTGCAGTTGCTCAAAATTTAGGCATTGAAAATGTTGGACAAATGGCCACTAGAAGCCAGAAACGTTTGATTCGTGAAGCCATATACACGTACTCTCGTAAAGGAACCCCTTTAAGCCTAGGGACATTATCGGAAAGTGTAACTAACTTTTCTCCGACACTTTCTTACAGCCCTAACTTAATGTTGTCTGTTCAAGACAGCACTTTCTACAAAGGTGCAGGAAACTGGTCAGCAATTGGTGGGTGCACCATTTCAGCGGTTGAGACTGAAATGCCAAAGTCTACTTCCACTGCTATTGACACTAACTGGACTGGAAAAGCAGTAGTTTCTTCGGCAGGAGCCACTATTCAAAATGGAACTATTTCTCCTAAAACTCGTGCAGTACCTGTTACTGCTGAATCTGACTATGTGATTAGTTTTGAAATTAAATCGGAGAATGCTTCGACTGATGTGGATGTGTCCATACTTTGGTACGACTTTCAAGGGAACTACGTATCTGAAAGTACTCCTACTAACATTTTAGTGTCTGATGTTTGGGATAAAAAAGAAGCAACAGTTACAGCACCAGTAACTGCTAAATGGGCGGGAATTAAAGTCAAGTTTAACTCCGCTGATGTTTTCTTTGTGGACCGATTCCAGTTTGAACTGGGCACAACTGCAGGAGCATTTAAAGAGGCTCGTGGAGTAGGTGTGTCTCTTCGACCTACTAAAATTAACTACATTAATAACCCGTCATTTGAGAATGGAGTTACTGGCTGGACTATCACTGATATGACTCCTACAGCAACTCTTCCAGACACTACTCTTCCAAATGTTCCTAGTGGAACTAAAATGTTTGAGGCAGTTGGAGACACTACTACTTGTTCCATAGCAGTGGCTACTTTTGATAGTGTACTTAGTTTGAACGACGGATTTTACACGTTTTCTTTTTACGCTAAATCGTCTGCCTCAGTAGCAGCCTCAATAAACTTTTCAGTATCTGATGGTGCTGAAGTTACTTCAGTAAGTTCTGCAATAACTTTAACTGCAGACTGGGCAAGGTATAGCGTTACCTTAAACTTGCAAAACCCTCTTATTGACCCGACTGCTATGAGTTTTGATGCCAGCCTTGATGGGAACTTTAATGGGCTAACTATCCACATGGATGCCGCTCAGATTGAAGAGGGTTACCTCCCTAGTGACTATTTTGATGGTGATTTGCCCACCACTTCTGGTTGCACATGGTACAACTTGGCCAATGACTCTGAGTCGGTCTATTATCCTAACTGGACTACAAAAGCGCCATTGTTAGCCCTTGAGTTGCAAAACAACATCCCTTCAAACACTCCTTGGGAAATTAATCTTTATGGTTTGCCCTCTGAGAAGGGCATTACCCCATAAGATATCCTTATGGATACTTTTGGACTAATACTTGTTGCTGGTTTTTCTCTCGCTTACGTTGTCGAGTTGTCAGGTGCCCTCTTGCGCCCTTTCAGAAGCGACAAAATTTTTAAGCACATCATCACTCCCCCGTTGGCTTTTGTGGCCTGTTTGTACCTTGATTTTACGGGGTTCACTTTAATTGTTGCGGCGTTGGCTGCTTCTTTTGTCTCTACCTCTTTACGAGTGCTTTTGGATGCTGTAACATCTAAGCCTGTCGTGATTCCACGACGTATGTAAGGAGGGAATGTGGGGCATTCTGAAGAGTTGCGACTGTTGTCGTTGACTCCTGCTGAGTTACGCCTGCTTTTGGCGCTTCGTCATCTTCAAAACCGTTGGCATGAGGTCAATGCGTCTATGGATGAATTAACTACTTTGACTGGGTATAGTCGCACTACTTTGTGGCGTGCTCATGCTGGGTTGGAGGCTGCTGGCTTCATTGAGGCTACCCGCACTAAACGAAATTTTGGCTTCTACGCTAAGAACCGTTATGTGCTTAAATCTGGTTCCGTGGATGAAACATCCCTTGTTTCTGCATGTTCCACGGATGAAACATCAACAGACAATATAGATATACAGATAATTACTACTACTTCTACTTTTAGTAATAAATCAATAGAAGCAATAAACACTTCGTGTTTATTGGGTGCCGCAGGCACCGAGGAGGGAAAGAAGGAAAACATGGTTAATCGTTGGTCGGAAGATGACGACAACGTTGGTGGGTTTGGTTTGCTGGAGGGCGAGGTTCCCTCGACTCAGAAGCAGAAGCCTATGAGCAAGCGTGACCCAAAGACTAGGCACATGCGTCCTCAGGATGAATGGACTGCTGCGGATGTGGCTTCAGAGTTTTCGTTCAGGGTGTACTCAAAGATTCGTGGTATCCCTGGGTTGGTGAACACGGCTTCTCTTCGTGGGGCTTTGGCTGGTAACCGTTCTAAGTTTGGGATTACTGCGGTTATCGAGATGGAGGTCATGGAGCGGTTCTTTGCGGACGAACGTAACTTGAACACAATCCGCAAGTTTCCTACCAGTGCCGTGGGTATGTTCTTGCGGGCTATCACCACGAACGTTCAGCAGGTTGTGGAAGATTTGGGCATGGAAGACGCACCTGTTGTTGACGAAACTCCTGTGGCAAGTTATGTTTATGCTTCAGACGGTAAAGCGTTTGACAACTCCATGCCAGGACGTAAGTCTTTGGAGCGTTATGAAGAGAAACTAGGAAGGGCATAATGTACGACATCGCAAGGCTACCCTCGCTCAAGAGGTATTGGCTGTTCCGCAACAGCAACATTCCACGCAGGTTCTTGGGGCTAGAGCCAGCCGACATTGAGAAGAAGATGGGCTCGTTCCCATCTCAAATCAACGACTGGCTGGAAGAGGTCATGGACGGTCAGGTCATCAAGAAGATTGGCGGTCTAGGAACCACTGGTGTTGGCCTGTTGTTTGACGGTGCACCTGGGCTAGGTAAGACCACCCACGCCGTAACCTCAGCCATGGAACTGGTCAAGCGACTACCCGACGGTGACGCTGAGATGGCTAAGATTCTTGGCTACAGCACCGATGACTTTGGTCGCTACGCCCACAACTTGCGCCCAATCTACTACATGACTTTCCCAGAGTTCTTGTCTCGCAAGAAGGCTTTGATTGACGCAGACCCTGAGACTAAGCGTGACCTGTACCTTGAGATGGAAGGCTTCCACGGCCGTGCCAAGGACGACTCGTTGAACGTTCGCATCCTTGTGCTAGACGACTTGGGCAAGGAGTACGGCTCAAAGTATGACGACACTTCGTTTGACGAGGTTCTTCGCTCACGCTACGACAAGGCTCTACCCACTATCATCACTACCAACGTACGCCGTGAGAACTGGGCTAAGCAGTATGGGGAGGCTATGGGAAGTTTTGCTTTCGAAGCGTTCCACCGAGTTGCTATCCTAGGTAAGGACCTACGCAAAGAATGAAAGGCAAGTCAATGGAAATCGAGTGGCGCACAATCCAACTTTTTATTAACGAAGAAGGAGTAGTCGATGAAGTGTCTCTAGACACTGACAACACCGACAAAATGCGTTGCACTTGCCAGCAGTTTAAGCGGGCAGCACGTTGCAAGCACACCAAGTTTATGCGTGAAAAGATTGAGCAGACTGACGGAGTAATCTCCTTGTTCATTCCAAACCACATGAGCGATGCAGAAGCCAACGAGGCTCTTGGAGACGTGCACGCTTTCCGTGACTTGATTCTTAAGTACGGGAAAATTGAGTACTTGCAATGATTAACGGAGACATCTCCAACGCAACTTCTCCACGAATAATCGTGGTGATAGATGCAGTGGTTGAGTCCGCAGTTGAAGAGACTAGGCGGTTGCTAAAGACAACTGTCGGCAGAACAAAGATAAAACTAAAAAACAGAGAACTATCGCAACTTTGGAACGTTTCGTTTAAGTACGGTCTTTCAGTAGAACTGGCTGCTTTTGAAAACGAAGTTTGGTCTCAAGAGGACTTAGACAAAATGATGGAGCGGCTTGACTCTCGTGGAGGCAATCCGTTTAACTACACGGAACTCTACGCAGACATAGACGATTTCATTTCAGAGTTGCCCTATCGCACCAACTTGAAAGGTGTGGTAGATTTACGAGAACGAGTTATGCGTTATGGTTCATGGGGTATTGAACTAGACAACCTGTAACTTTATTAGGAGAAGGAAAATGGCATTAGATAACGAGCATCGGTTACTCAGCAAAGTTGTACGTGACCGTGTAATCATTCCTGTTATTGAGCAGGGAATCAAAGACGACTGGTTTGTAGATGACGACCTTCGTGCAGTGTGGAAGTTTGTGCGTGAGCACTACTCCAACTACCGTGTAGTCCCTACCGTTGAAACCGTTATGGACAACTTCCCTAACTTGAAGTTGTACAACGTTGAAGAATCTATCGACTACTTGATTGACACCATGGTCAAGTTCCGTAGGAACATGCTGACCAGAAACGGTCTTCAAGATGTAATGCTCCGTATGAGCGCCAACGACCACGAGGCTGCTCTCAACGAAATGAGCAAGGTCGTATCGATAGTCAACGCTCAAGGCGTGGTCGGCACTACCCACTTGGACTTGACCACAGACCCAGACGCTCGTTATGACGAGTACGAAAACATCCAGAACCACAAACTCTTAGGAATCCCTACAGGGTTTGAGCAGATTGATGAAGCGACCGCTGGTCTGCAGGGCGGACAGTTGATTACTGTTATTGCCCCACCAAAAACTGGTAAGTCGCAGATTGCTTTGCGTATCGCCAACAACGTGCACAAGGCTGGTTACGTCCCTCTGTTCCAGTCGTTCGAGATGAACAACCACGAGCAGGCCCAGCGTTCAGACGCTATGCGTGCCCACATCTCCTCCACTCGACTTCGCCGTGGCGCTCTTAGCACTGCCGAAGAAGTTCGCTACACCAAGATGCTGGGAGAGATGAAAACCGAGAAGCCATTCCACCTTGTGGACGCAGTTAACGGTCTAACCATTGACTCGCTGGTTGCTAAGTGTGAGCAGTTGACCCCAGACATTCTGTTTGTTGACGGTGTGTACCTAATGCTTGACCAGGTCACTGGTGAGGCTAACACCCCACAGGCTTTGACCAACATCACTCGTGGGTTGAAGCGTGTTGCCCAGAAGTTGAACATCCCCGTAATCATCACCACTCAGACCCTGCTGTGGAAGATGAAAGGCGGTAAGGTTTCGGCTGACTCTATCGGTTACTCCTCCTCGTTCTTCCAAGACTCAGACGTAATCCTTGGTCTAGAGCCAGTAGAAGACAACGACTTAGTTCGTCTGCTAAAGATTGTTCAGTCACGAAACTGCCCACCGTCTACTACCTCCATTACTTGGAACTGGGACACTGGTTGTTTCCACGACGAGAACAGCCCCTGCAAGTACTGTGGAACTGGTGCGTACCTATGAGAAAGTTTGACATCAGCGCAGTCCTAGACGCACTAGGCCTGCAATACGATGTCAGGAACTTCGAGGCTAACGCCTTGTGCCCTGGACACATCAAGACGGTAGGTCACCCAGACCACTCCCCGTCATGGTGGATTAACATGGAGACTGGTGTACACATCTGCTTCTCCTGCGGTTACAAAGGCAACCTGCTTCAGTTAGTCTGTGACATCAAAGACTTCCACACCACTGCGTGGGGCAAAGACCTAGGTTACGACTACGACGCTGCAAAGAACTGGGTCGACAGCATCTCTGAGTTTGATGCTGACCAAATGTTTGACTATCTAAAGAACTTGCCCTCGTACTTGTACAGCGCCCACCAAGTGCTGGAGATGTCTGAGGCCAGACTTGCCGTGTTCGACCCACCACCAGCAGAGGCTCTAGCAAAACGAAACATAACACCAGAGGCTGCGGAGACTTACGGAGTTTTGTGGGACACTAAAAAGCAAACTTGGATTCTTCCCCTCCGTGAGCCTCACTTTAATAAACTTATGGGGTGGCAAGAAAAAGGGACTGTAGACCGCACGTTCTTTAACCGACCAGCAGGACTGCAAAAGTCCAAGACATTGTTTGGAGTAGAAAATCAAACTGAAGGCACTGTTATCGTTGTTGAGTCTCCTCTTGATTGTTTACGCATTGCGTCTGCTGGCATTAGCGGTGCAGTTGCAGTCTGCGGTTCGTCAATCTCGGAAGACCAAATAAAACTACTCAGGTACTCCAACACAGTAGTGGCTGCGTTTGACAACCCAAATCTAGACCAGTCTGGTAAAAAGGCTAGTAAGGAAATGTTGAAGTTAGCCCGTAAGTACGGGATTAACTTGTTTTTCTTTAACTACGGAAGTAGCGGGAAGAAAGACCCTGGCGACATGACCGACGACGAAATTCGTTGGGGTGTGGAAAACGCACGCTCTGCACTATATGGAGAACTAGCCTATGTTCAAGGGGACGCTGAAACCGTACCAGGTTGAGGCCGTCGAAAAGATGGTTGAGCAAAAGCACATTCTCGTAGCCTACGAGATGGGCTTGGGTAAGACCCCAATGACCATCGCTGCCATTGAAGAACTAAGGTCACAAGGAAAAATGACTAGAACTGTTTTGGTTCTGTGTCTCGCATCCCTTAAGTATCAGTGGAAAAAAGAAATAGAGAAGTTCAGCGACTCCTCCGTCATAGTTGTTGACGGTACTCCAAAACAACGTGCAGAACAATACGGAAAACTAGAGAGCAACGATTACGTTGTGATGAACTACGAACAGGTAGTAAATGACTGGGAAACTCTTAAGGCTTTTAGTTTTGACGCTATCGTTTGCGACGAAGCAACCGCCATTAAAGGCTTTCGAGCCAAGCGAGCCAAAAAGGTTAAAGAGTTAGCCAAGAAGATACCTGTCAGGTTTGCTCTCACTGGTACGCCAATTGAGAATGGGCGACCAGAAGAAATCTACTCCATCATGCAATTCGTCGACCCAAAAGTCTTGGGCAGATTTGATTTGTTCGACAAAACATTCATTGTTCGAAATCACTTTGGCGGAGTCCAGCACTACCGCAATCTGCCCACCCTTTACGGTGTTCTTAAAGAACACTCTGTTCGCAAGTCACAAAAAGATGAAGATGTTAAGCCGTACCTACCAGACGCAATCTATCGTGAACCTTTGATTGTCAAGTTAGATAGCGCCAGCCAGAAACTGTACGACCACATTGCCAAAGACTTGCACTCTTTGCTAATCGAGGCCAGAGAATCATTCGGTAACGGATTCAACGTGGCTGCTCACTACGGGCAAACGTTTGACCCCAATGACCCTGCCAATCAAATGCGGGGAGAAATCATGTCCCGCATCTCTGCCCTGAGAATGCTGTGCTCTTCTTCCAACGTGCTGGTGTCTAGTTACACGCACTTCGATAACCACGACGGCAAAGGCAGTGCTTACGTTCACTCCCTAGGAAATCTAATCCATGGGATTACAAAAACACCAAAACTAGATGCCGCTATCCGCTACCTAGAGGACCACTTGGAGATTGATGACACATACAAGGCTGTTGTATTCACGTCATATCTGGATTCTGTTGCAGAGATTGTCGACCGACTCAACGCTAAAGGTTACGGAGCAGTCGCCTACACAGGCGAAATGAACGCACTCAAAAAAGAAGATGTGAAAGTTAAGTTTCAATCTCGACCACACATTCGTGTGCTGGTAAGTTCCGACGCTGGCGGCTACGGCGTTGACCTGCCTCAAGCAAACCTTCTTCTTAACTATGACCAGCCTTGGTCAGCGGGCCTTGCCGTTCAACGCAACGGCCGAATCATCCGCACATCTAGCGAATGGCACGCTGTAACCATTCAAGATATTTTGGTCAAAGGCTCTATTGAACAACGACAGCACGATATGCTTAAGCAAAAGATTGCAGTAGCAGACGCCGTGCTAGATGGTCAAGGAATTAATTCTGCTGGCGGTGTTGACTTAACTGTAGGAAGTCTCATAAACTTTATTGCAGACACACTTATCTAAGGGGCAACATGGTAAACATCATTCCAGAGGACGGAAAGCGTTTTTCCGACCCAAATGACATTCAGTCTCAAATCCGTGAATACATTAAGGCTAAGTCCAGCGCAGACTTCTTTGAGGAGAAGTGCGCTTCGCTTCGCAATAACATTTTCCAGTACATTGAGGAAAACGGAGAAGAAGACTCCAACGGAAGCATCTCACTCCGACTAGACTCACCAATCGATGGTGTGTCTGGCCTTCAGAAGAACCGCCGAGCCAGTCGCAAGATTGACGAACTAAAAGCGGAGCAAATCATTGAGGCAGCAGGTATCGCTGACGAAGTGTACGAACTAAAGCGTGTAGTTAACGAGGCTGCTCTACTTGCCGCTCACTATGAGGGCAAGATTACTGAGGAAGAACTTGACGAGATGTTTCCTGTAAAGGTAGTCTGGGCACTACGCACGGTTAAGAAGTAACTATGGCTGGCCTGCGTAGCGATGACGAGATTTTCAAAGCCTTTGAAGGTCTTGACAAAGTTCCAGGGTCTATACGGCCACGACGTGAAGTTAGCGAACTTGCTAAGAAGCGTCAAGCAAAGTCTCTCGGAGAGTCTAATGGGTGGGATTCAAACCCCATCATAAAGACTCTTCGAGGTAAAGAGGTGGAGATGTTCACTATCAGTTCTCTGGCGCAAGCCTTGGAGAAGGAAGTAGTGACTATCCGCCTCTGGGAGAAGAAGGGGTACATCCCTAACGCTCCTTTCCGTCTACGGTCTAAGAACCTCAACGGTAAGAAAGTCAATGGCAACCGTGCTTACACACGGGAACTTATTGAAATAACTATCGAAGAGTTCTCCAGTCGTGGACTTCTAGGCTCCGCTCGTGTAGAGTGGAGTAAGTACGGAGACTTAACTGAGGCACTAGTTGTCCGATGGAAAGAATCCGTACAATCTAACACCCAATAAACCTAGTAAGCCTAATAAGCCGAATCAACAAAGAGAGAATATGGTTAATTCACCATCGGTCAACGCCTCGAACTACTTCGAGGACGAAGACGAGACAGTTCCAGCCAAGCACGGCACCACTGTGCAGTCAGGCTGGGAAGCAGCACAGGCCCTTCTTAAGCCTAAGAAGAGCGGCACTAACTATGCCCCCGACTTCAAGATTACTGAGCAGCCACAGTTGCTTCGTTTCCTTGAGGATGCACCGTTTAAGTCCTACGAGCAGCACTGGATTAACCGTAGCGAAGGCAAGCGTTCGTTTGTTTGCCTTGGTTCGGAATGCCCGCTATGCACCATCGCTGGTGACCGTCCAGCCGCTCGATTCGCTTTCAATGTGATTGTTCTTACTGACGAAGAGCCAGTGACCAAGGTCCTGACCGCTTCGACCCCAGTAATGCGCCTTCTCATTGCCGCTCACGAAGACCCACGCCGTGGTCCACTGAGCAAGTACTTCTGGGCAATTGCTCGCCAGGGTCAGGGTCTGAACACTACGTACAGCCTCGACCGTGTCAAGGCAGTTGACCTAGCAGAAGAGTGGAACCTAGACGTTGAGGTTGTTGAGGACGCTATTTCCTCCGCAACTTTGTACGACGACAGCGCAGTTTACACAAGCCCCCGTGAGGAACTGCTTACGCTTGCTCGTCAACTAGTTACAGCACCGTCTATCTAGTACCACTAACTAGCAAGGGGTGGGACGACTCCCTTCTCCGTCCCACCCCTTCCTTAACTTACGGGGCACGTATGAACATCATTCTTTCCAAAGAACAACTCGACGAGTTTGTGTCTTTTTATTCCAACGTAAAGGCCTTTGCCTTTGACGTTGAGACCATTGGCGAAAACCGCCTATACCCAGTAATCAACGATGTTTGCTGGATTTCTTTTGCTACCGAGGGCCGTGTGGATGTAATCCCAATGGGCCACCCTAACGGTAGTTTTGAAGGCTACAACAAGCCTCTACTTCTTCCTGGCCAACGTCGCTTGGCTGAGGGCAAAGAAATCACTGAAGCCCACTACTCAAAAGACCAACGTAAATGGACACCACTATTTGGTGAACCACCTGTGCAGTTGACTCGTGCCGAAGTCTTTCGTGCCCTCAAGCCGATTATGTTTGGCCCAGCACTAAAGGTCGCACACAACGCTAAGTTCGACCTCAAGTCAGTTGCTAAGTACTACGGCGGTAACGGTGTAAAGTACCGTGTACCTACTGGCCCTTACTTCGACACTCTTACGGCTGCTTTTATCATCAACAACTTGAACAAGTTTGACTTGGGACTAAAAGCCTGTGTCGCACGAGAACTACGCATTGAAATTGAGAAAGGCGTTGGAGACAACATTGCCGAGCACTCTTTTGAGGATGTGGCAAAGTACTCTGGCATTGACTCAGAGGTAACGTGGAAACTTTACAAGGCTTTGGCCCCTCGAATCGAGGGTAATCTCAAGAAGGTTTGGCGTCTAGAGATGGATGTGCTTGCTGCCCTTTGCGACATGGAACTAACTGGTGCGTACATTGACACCGACATGCTTGAGTCTTTGGCAGAGCAAATCAGCAACGATAAGGAACTTGCTAAGGCAAAGGCTTTCCGTGCTGCTGGCAAAGCATTCAACATTAACTCTGTGCAAGAGAAGCAAAGGCTTCTATTTACCCCAGACGAGGGCAACAAGCCTAGGGTAAAGCCAGACCCTAAATACAAACTTGCTTTGACTCCTAACGGTCAGAAGGCTGTTAAGAACAAGGAGAAGTTGAACGAGACTCACTTCTCAGTAAGTGCTGACGCCCTTGAGCCTCACCGTGGTAAAGACCCACTAGTTGACGCAATCTTGGAGTACCAAGACCTGAACAAACTTATGACCACGTATGTAACTCCTTACACAGGCGGCATGGTGGAGCGTGAGACCAACGGCAAGAAGAAGTTGGTTGAAAAGAAGAGCCTGCTTATCAACGGTCGTGCTCACACCAACTTCAAGGCTCACGGTGCGGAAACTGGTCGGTTCAGTTCGTCAGAACCAAACCTCCAAAACATTCCATCATCAGGAGACTACGGAAAACTTATTCGTAACCTATTCGTTGCTCCTCCAGGTTACAAACTTGTGGTGGCTGACTACTCCCAGATTGAGCCTCGTGTAATCGCTTCGCTATCCAACGAGCCAGTGCTAATCGACAACTACCTTTCTGGTGGAGACATCTACACCACTATCGGTGACACCATGGGCGTAGACCGTAAGGCAGGTAAAGTTTTGGTGTTGGCCATCTCGTATGGTGTTGGCCCAGACAAGATTGCGTCATCTATCGGCTGTACTGTAGAAGAAGCAAAGACTCTACTAAACAACTTTGAGAAGAAGTTTCAGGCTATCCCCAAATACAAGGGCAAGGTAATCCGCCTCGCTAAGCAAGTTGGGAAGATTCCGTACGTAGAGACTTTGTTTGGACGTCGCCGTTACATTCCAGAACTAAACGCTACTGGCTACGCCGAACTAGGTAGAGCAGAGCGTCAGGCGTTCAACACTATGATTCAGGGCTCTGCCGCTGACATTATGAAACTTGCTTTGGTTCGTGCTCACTCGTGCTTTAAAGACGAGCCAGACATCAACGTAATCCTTACAGTTCACGACGAACTTGTGACTATTACCCCAGAAGACCGTGCAGAAGAAACTGCCGAAGCAATTCGTGCCTCTATGGAAGGCGTGAAGATAAAGGAGATTATTGTGCCCTTGATTGCGGACGTAAAGATTGTGGACAAGTGGGGCGAGGCCAAGTGATGTTTAAGAAGAAGACTCCTAAGATTGCTCAAATCAACTCTTTGGCTGACGTTAAGAGCCGTATCCGAGAGTTCTTTATGGACACCCAAAGTTCTGACGCCGACGAGATGGCGTTGCAGATGGGCTGTGTTCCACTCAGTGATGAACTGATGGAGAAAGAAGAGGAAGAGAGCGACAAGCGCATTGAGCGTGTTGCGTATCTCTTGCCGTTGTTGTTCAGTTTTGCTCACTTGTATTCTCAGGGAATGGTCATGGAGACCACTAGCAATGTTAAAGACCCTGAGATGACTCCTGAGGTAAAGGCTGCGCTTATCGAACTAGAAAAGCAAGTACGGCAGGTGTTGGAGGATAACATCTCCAACGTTCTTGTCGGAGCAGTATCTCAACTAGTAGACTTAGAACTACTCAACGTACCGAAAGGAAGACGATGAATAACGCTGACTGGTGGGCAAAAAAGTTAAACACCCCACAGCAAGTTCAACAAGGCAGACCTGACCCAACACCCCCTATGCCTCCATCACAGCGCCCTATGGCTCCGATGCCTTCCTTTCAGAACCCCAATCAGGCGGAACGTGCTCAGAGTGCTAAGCAGACTGCTACGTGTCCTGACTGCGGGTCGACTAACTACATGGCAATTCAGAATGCGGCTCCACGCTGTTTCGACTGCGGGTATCCCGTGGAGCAGTCGGGGTCACGTTTCGGTAACCTCGCTGGTGCACACGTTGAGGGCTCCGCAAAGGCTGCCACAGGCAACGCCACTCAGAACAACTGGAACCCTCAAGGCATCATCGGAAGAATCGAATAATGAACAAGAAGCCATTTAGCAAATCCCATTACGACGAAGATGATTCGGCTAAGTATCAAGTCATTCAGTACTTTCGTAATGACGGATACGATGCTCAAGTAAACCCTGAGAAGTTCGGCATTGATGTCTTGGCCCACAAAGACGGAACCCACCTAAAGATTGAAGTGGAGGTAAAGCACAACTGGAAGGGCGACACGTTCCAGTACGATACTCTCCATTACTCAGACCGCAAACGCAAGTTCCTAGACACTCCAGAAAACACTTTCTTCATAACTCTGAACCATGACAGGACTCGTGCCCTAATGGTCCCAGGCCATGTGCTTGCCACCGCTCCAACAATCACCAAAGACACAATCTACACTCGTGGCGAGCAGTTCATTGAAGTAAAGACTGCGGACTGTAGCCTAATAGAAATGCCTCCGCTAGAGCCAACCGATGTCTAGATTATCCGACTTTGACTTAGACCTTTCTTTCGGTCAAGAAGGAGAGAACTTTGTCAAAGAACTTCTTACTGGTGGGTACACGGTCGAAGTAAAGCGAGACCGAAAGTGGAAAGACACAGGCAATGTGTACGTAGAGACTGAGTGTTTCTACAACAAAACCAACACCTGGGGACCCTCAGGAATAAACGTTACAAAAGCAGACTACTGGGCATTCGTTCTAGAAGACGGCACTTTCTTTATTCCTACAGCCGCTATAAAATATGCTGTAGAAGAGTTAGGGCGTTACACCGAGTGCAACATCCCGCCAAACCCTAGCAAAGGTATTTTGCTGACACTAAACGATTTCGCAAAAGCGTTAAAGGAGTACAAAAACTAAATGGCTATCAATGCTGACGCACGAAAGATTATGGCGGCTATCAACAAGAAACTTGGTGATGGAGTTGTAGTTGTAGGAGAGGATATTCGCAGTGACCTTATCAAGCGTTTTACTACTGGTTCAACTACTTTTGATTACGTTCTGGGTGGCGGTTTTCCTGCTAACCAGTGGAACGAACTTATCGGGGAGCCGTCGCACGGTAAGACAGCGATTGCTCTCAAGACCATTGCCGCCAACCAAGCCGTAAACCCAGAGTTCACTGCGGTGTGGGTTGCTGCTGAGCAGTGGGTCCCAGAGTATGCCGAGATGTGTGGCGTAGATACGAGTAGGGTTATTGTTATCGAGACCAACATTATGGAGGAAGCGTATGACGCAGTTCTGGCTTTTGCTGATTCGAAATCAGTCGACGCTATTGTTATTGACTCTCTTCCTGCCCTAGTTCCAGGACCTGAGAACGAGAAGAACATGGACGAAATGACCGTTGGTCGTGGAGCCCTAATCACAAACAAGTTCTTCCGCAAAGCAGGGGCTGCCATGAAGCGTAGCCTAACCGAGTCTGAGCGCCCTATCTTGGGCATCGTCATCAACCAATACCGCATGAAGATTGGAGTGATGCACGGAGACCCCCGCACCACTCCTGGTGGCGAGGGCAAGAACTACGCTTTCTTTACACGCTCTGAGGTTAAGCGTGATGAATGGATTGAGGCTGGCACTGGAGTCAACAAGACTCGTGTAGGTCAGCGCATCAAGATTCGTGTGCTAAAGAATAAGACTGCACCCCCACAGCGTATTGCGTACATTGACTACTACTTCTCAGAGCACAGCATCTACGAAGCAGGTGACTACGACTTCGCTAAGGAAGTTGCCGCCATGGTAATTGTCAAGGAAATCGTAGAGCGCAAGGGTGGCTGGATTTACTACGGCGAGCGCAAGTGGCAAGGTCAAGAGGCTCTTGTGAATTCTATCCGTGAAGAGGTAGACTTCTATGAAGAACTTCGACAGAAGGTTCTTTCAACACCTGATAATTTTGGAGGGCAATCAGAAAATGAGTAAACAAGAATTCTTCATTGAAGATGAAGAGTGGGCAAAAGACCTAGAGTTCGAGTACGAGCAGTACATGGGTAGGCTTGCCTACTCTATTGACGCTGATGACACTGAGGAAATCATTGAGTCATTGTCAGGCGAACCTTACTGCGGATGCAGTACTTGCGACGTTCGTGAGCAGTTGTTCTTCTTAGTACCACGCATCATCAAAGCATACAAAGAAGGGCAGGTAGTTCTAAATGAAGACTAACGAAGAACTCCTAGAAGAGTTTGTTGAGCACCAGCGTCAAGAACTCCGTAAGGAAGGCGCAGATGAACTTCGTGCCAGCATTGTTGCTGAGTTAGAGCACCGCATTCGTGGGTCTTGGACACAGCAGGAAAAAGTTACACTAATGACTGCAAAGTTAATTGTAGAGGCAGCAAACATCTAGTGAAGTCAGAAGGTCAGAAGGAATCCCAGAAGCATGAAAAGCGAATCGCAAAAGCCATTGGAGGGCAAACCACGGCCGCTTCTGGGGCCTTCTGGAGTCGAAAAGGCGATGTCAGGAACGAATCCCTTCTCGTGGAGCATAAGTGGACGGGGAAAAAGTCCAAGACCATTCAGTCTGCTGAACTTAAAAAAATAGTTAATGAAGCCATCATGGACGGCAGACTGCCTGTTTTTGGAATCCATCTAGACGGAGAAGACTACGTCATCCTTATGGAGACAGACTTCTTAGAAATGTGGAACAAATTAAATGAATCTCGCTGACCTAATCTGGGGGAATAACCATGAAGACCTTTCGTGGTTAGACGAAGGCGCATGTATTCGTGTAAAAGACCCAGACATATTCTTTCCACCTAGAGACAAGAAACTTTACCGTGTAATCTCTGCTGAGGCTAAAAAGTATTGTTTCGGAGATGACGAAAGGCCAGCCTGCCCAGTACGGACACAGTGCTTGTTGTACGCCATCAATTTCGATGAAGGCAAGGGCGAACAGCACGGTATTTGGGGCGGAATGTCACACCGTGAGCGTAACGCTCTTGTGCGAAAGTGGCAAAAGCAGTATAAAAGTAGTATGACTCTCCCTGAATACATTGAGAGTTTAGAGAAGAGGGACAAATGACAGCACAAACATCCGACTTGAAGCGGTTCTTAGACGCTAAAAAGTACAACACTCGCCTACTAGGCGATGTAGAGCGTTACCTGATTGGCAGGCCACCAGGAGACCGTAGCACCACTGTTCTGCACCCGTCAGAGATTATCAAGCGTGACTGGTGTAAGCGTGCCTCATACTTCCTGCTGAAGGGCCACCCGAAGAAGCAGCCAAACCCTACTCTAAAGATGCAGGTCATCTTTGACGAAGGTCACGCCATTCACGCTAAGTGGCAGGCATGGTTCCAAGGCATGGGCATCCTTCACGGTAAGTTCAAGTGCGATGTCTGCGACAAGATTACTTGGGGAACTTCCCCTGAACTTTGCGAGCACTGTGGCTCAAAGAAGTTAGTTTACGATGAAGTCACTCTCGTGGACAAAGCCCTTCGCATTGCTGGCCACACTGACGGCTGGATTAAGAAGAAGGACGGGGAAGAGATGTTGATTGAGATTAAGTCAATCGGCCCAGGAACTCTTCGTGGAGAAGTGCCAGAACTAATGACTCAGGCTGGCGGAGACTTTATGAAAGCATGGGGCATGGTCAAGCGACCTTTCGCCCCACACATCCTTCAGGGACAGATTTACCTAGAACTCATGAAGCGCATGGGCAACCCAGTAGACGAGATTGTTTTCATCTACGAACTAAAGGCTGACCAGTCGTACAAAGAGTTCAGCGTTAAGGCTGACCCAGAACTAATCCAGCACGTATTCGAAGGCGCTCAGTTCGTTGTTGACGCCGTTGAGGCTGGAGTAGCACCAAAGTGTAACAACGTTCCAGACGGCACCTGCTCGCAGTGTGCCCCATACCAGGAGTAGCATGGACGCCATTGACCGTTTTAAAGGCTGGGGACTTACCTTCACAAAGCCTTCATCAGAACAAGTAACCCTGCCTCAGGACATTACTGACATTAACTCCGAGGCTCTAGGTGAGTTGTTCACCAAACTTACTGCTTGGACAGACTACATTGCTTCTCAGTTGGCCATGGCACAACTAGAAGAGCGTGCTGCTTTGAAGCGTAAAGAGTTTAAGGAGAACACCATGCTGGTGTCTCGTATGGGCGCTCAAGTAAAAGGCGAACGAATCACCGCTATCAAAGCAGAAGTCTCTATCAACCCAGAAGTAGTTTCTTTGGAGAATGACTATGAGGAGAAGTACGCTTATCGTAAGTTGGTGGAGATGCTCCTTAACAACCATGAACGTGACCTGCAATTGGTTAGCCGTGAGATTACTCGTCGTTCTAATGACCAGAGGTCTGTAAGAAAAGAGTATTTCTAAAATGTTTGAAACATTAGTTTTGATTGCACTTGGAGTGCTGGGTGCGCTAATCGTTATGACGGTGCTACGCTAATGGCTATCCAAGTAGACATTGAAGACCTAGACAACGACGCTTACTTTCGTGGGCTTGACGCTGGTAAGCAACTTGCTACTGAACGCATTATCAAACTGCTAGAACAGCAATACGATAATTGCGATGAAAATGGTAAGTGCATTTACCTAAAGCACATGCCTGAATGTTGCAACTGTGACCTTATTGCTCTTATCAAAGGAGAGGAGTAAATGAACAATATACCTGTAACTACTATTCACATAACAAATACTGAATCCAAAATCGAACTACTCAAAGAGTGGGAA